TGAAATATGCAGCTAAAACATCTAAAACATTTGAAATAAAAACTAAATCAGATGTTGGAAGTAGTCCTTTGCATTACACTTTGTCTGAGTCAGATTTGAAAAATTTAGCTTCAACTAATAGAATGAATTCCTATAAAACTGCTCTTGCTCTTGAACAAGATGCTTCGTCATCTGGTGCACAGATTATTGCTTTAACTACTAAGAATAAACAGCTTGCATCGCTATCTAATGTTGTTCCTACAAATCAGAAAAGACGTCTATATGATGAAATTGCTGCAGCAACATTTAATGATCCACGATTTAAAGTATTAAATGAAAGATTAGGTCTCAATGAAAAGGATTTACGTAAAGCTGCAAAAGCTCAAAATATGGTTACGTTTTATGGAGCTGGAGAAAGAACTGGAATTCTTAATGTTGAAGGTAAGCTTGCAAAAGTATTGGAAAAGAAACCTGCAAAACCGCCTGAAGTAAAAGTGACAGAAGGTTTGTTATCTGAAAGACAAGACTCAGCTGGCTTATTACGTGTATTAGGTGTTGAAAACAAAACAGACCCTAATTATGTAGGTACACCAGACGAAATTATTAAAGCTCAAGGTGATTTAATTGCTAAAGCTATGAAAGGTAAGTTATCTCCTGCAGAGTTAAAAGATACATTTAAATGGTTACATACCGCTGATATTGAACTAACAGATGAACGAAAAGAACGTGCTACATATAAAACATTCGATCATAAGACTGGCGAGAAATTTTCTAAAGAGAAAATAGCTGAAAATAAAGCTAAATTTGAACAGCGCTCAAAAGGCGATACTAAGAAATATATTGCTATGCAAGTTGTAGAAGAACTCGGTGAGTTTTTGGATGAGCATTTAAAATCTTTAAATGTCCCTTCTGATTCTAGAGCTTTCAAATTATTAGAAGCTCAAAAACGTATTTTAAAGTCAAATAGATTTGGTGAAGATACTATCATTAAAGATGAAGCTAGTGTTTATAATCTAAAGACAAATAAACAAGCAGCTGAAATGGCTTTGGAAGATGCAGGATTTACACCTGCTACTACAGATACAGAAAAGACAATTTCAGATCTTAATTCAGCGTTACAAGAAGAATTAGTTAATGTAGCTAAAAAGCCTGAAACATTTGCACCTACTTTAGTTGTTAGAGCTAGTGATAGAGACAAAGTATTAAATGAAATATCAGCACGTGCAGCAAGATATGAAAAGTTTGATCCTGAAACTACTGCGCAACTAAAACAATTAAGAGAAAATGTAAAAGACATATTTAATAAAGGCCTAGATCCTGGTGACGAGATTATGGAACAGTTATATTTCCTTGATCCTGCCACTAAAGACTTAGTGGAAAAGATGACACATACCTATGATATGGTTGTTACGCCAAGAGATTTTCAAGCTATTGCTAAATTAATGTCTGAGCATCTTAGTGAACAAGTACCTATTTTAAAAGACTTTACAAAATTTTTCGGCAGATTGGCTGAAGATTACCTGACTAATGCCAAACCTTCTCAAGCTGCTTTAGATTGGAAATCAATAGGAACTACCGCAGTTTTAGGTGTTCGTAAAAAAGGTTATGTCCTCCCTGACAGGATAAGTGAAATACTAGGACTAAAAGCTGGTGAAGCGCTATCAGAGAAATTTTTAAAACGATTTGATGGCTGGAAACCAGATGGAACATTAGCTGATTTAATATATGGTGTAAAAGCACCTAATGACAGACGTACTGGATTTAAGGTATTTAGATTAGAACCTATTGAAAAATTAAATATATCTAAAGGTTTTGAAATATTTTATGCTAATAAGCTTCCTAAGTCATGGACTAATGTCCCATGGGTAAATTTTGATGGTAAGATTATCGAACAAAATTTCACACAATCTTTTGAAGAACGATTAGCATATAAAGATAAAGATGGTAATTGGATTAATAACTTAGTCCAAATACAACAAAAGACCGAAGCTACTTGGTGGGAACAAGTAGTAAATGCTGATGGGAAAATAAATGATATCGCAGATGCCACAAAAGCACGCACAGCTTATGCAGTCAACGGAAACCACTCCAATGACGCAACATTGGTCAAAAATTTCCACCTATGGGGACGAGACAATAAGATTGCCACAAGCACCATTCACGATGCGTTTTTCGCCAATGCAGCCGATATGTTGGAGGCCCGGAAGGGTATAAGAAAACTTTACGCTAATGTATTAGATAAAAATCCTGTTAAAGTTACATTAGATGAAATGTTAGCAAGAGGTTTCCCTAAAGAATTATATGATCAATATTTAAACGAAGCTATTGACAAAGGATTAATACCTGTAGCAGGCAAATCAGTTGTCGGTGGTAAAATATTAACAGAAAAAGACATCTTAACTAAAAAAGATGTTATGAGTGAAATTCCCGATCCAACTAAGTTTGATGATGATTGGGGTTTCTATGGAATAGGATAATTATATGTCAGCAGAAATTAAAAGATGTACATGTCAACACCCTAATCAAGATAATCTCCACGGTAAACAAATGCGTGTAATGAACCCAGATCAAAAGAAAGGTTTTACATGTACTGTATGCGGAGCAAAACACAAATGAGATTTAGTCACGCATTAGATATGATAATTGCTGGTCAAAAACTAGCACGTAGCGGTTGGAACGGAAAAGATATGTATATCAAATTAGTCAAAGCGCATGACTTTGAGTTTTCTGAATTGAATTCTCACTTTGTCATTAAAAATGTCAGAAACTCTTTTGATACATGGGTTCCTTCAGTCTCTGATTTATTAGCAGAAGATTGGGTTTTGGTTAGTTAGACCCCGTTAAATTAACCCTAAGTCGGTCCCCCTATATTATAATCCCTTAGTTAATCAGTCTATCATATATTCTTAATAAATATACTAATAGATGTATATCTTAGGGATTAATAGAACCCGTTAAATTAACCCTAAACATTAAAACAAAATATCCTATAGGGCAGATTGTATCTGTTCTATGTAACTGAGTTGTACTCAAAGGAAATTACCAATGACCGAAAATGTCGAACAAGAAGAAACTAACAATACTACTCCGCCTCCTGCTCCTTCCAATCCTCCTGTGGATGATGTGGACTCGAAAATCCAGGAAGCTCTTAAACCTATTAAGTCCAAACTTGATAATGCTTATAAGGAACGTGACGACGCGTTAAAGAAAGCTGCAGAGTATGAACAAAAAGAAAAAGAAGCTGAATTAAAAAGACTTCAAGAAGAAGGAAAACATAAAGAAGCTTATGAACTTCAGTTAGCGGAAGCCAATGCTAAATTGGAAACGATAACAAAACGTAACATAGAACTTGCTAGGGACTTAGAAGTAAAATCTATTCTTAGTGGGTATACGTTTAGGAGTGATAAAGCTGCAGATATGGCATATATGGATGTGGCATCGCAACTTATACAAAATGAAAATGGAGTATGGGTGCATAAATCAGGAACTGATCTAAGAACCTTTATAAAACAATTTTCTGAAGACGATAATAATTCTTTCTTATTCAAACCAAAAGTTTCGACAGGGGCAGGTCAGACAAGTTCTAGCAGTACTTCTCAAGATACTTCGAATAAATCTTTATTCAACTTATCACAAGATGAAGTACTTAAACGTGCTGCTGAAGGGTCACTTCGCAGGAAATAAATACTTTAAGGAAAATAAAAGATGGGTGCTTCAACTTTAACCCTCCCTACAGGGGTTTCGGGTTTAAATAATAACTATGTATTACAAGAAGCGATTGGTGCTTATAGCGATGAAGCTTACACCACTGCAAAGAAATTATCTGGTACAGGTATCACTTCTTCTAATCCACAAATTGACACTAGCACAGAAACCTTTATCGGTCAAATGCGTTGGTTCAAACCATTAAACCCAACTATCAATGTTGCGTCATTAACTGACTCTACAGATGGTACAAAAACTAACTATGACACTGACTACAGCACATACATTAAAACTGTGCGTACACATGGTGCTGAAAAAGTTAATATGCAACAAATCGTAACACAACAAGACGGTTTAGCTAAAATTGGTCGTGACTTCGGTGAAACCCGTGCTCAAGACGAACACAATGCTATTCTTTCTGTGTTAAAAGGTGTTGCTGTTTCTGAATTATTGAATGGTGCTGCCACAGGTACAGGTGTAACTGGTGTAGGCGGTCAAACATTCACCAATGATCCTGCAGATAAATCTTATGGTTTCTATGTTGATCTTGGTACAAACAAAATTACTACTGCTAATGGTGTTTCACCTGCAGGCGCTACTAACTATGCATACCAAGGCGCGTCACGTGCTGAAGGTTTCTTAAATGCATTTGGTATGGCATTCAAAGACTATGAACCAGATTGGGCATACTTAGTTGTATCTCCTGAAACTTTGGCTTCATTCCGTTCAGCTAACTTTGTTGACGAAACAACTATTGTTGATGGTAACATTAACTTTAACACAATCTTTAACGGTAAATTCCGTTTAATTACTACACGTGCTTCACAATCATTATCATCTGCTGAATTGACTAAAATCAATACAGGTGCTGGTGTTGACGTAGTAGGTACTAAAACTTCTTTCATTGTATTGCCTGGTGCAATCGCTATGGAAAACTTAACTGTACCTGATTCTGTTGAAGTATACCGTGATGCTAACAAATATAAAGGTGGCGGTACAACTTCTATCTGGAATCGTTGGGGTTATGTATTAGCTCCTGCTGGTTACGATTGGAATGGTGCTAAAACTGCATTCCCATCTGATGCTGACTATATGGGTGTTGTTGAAGGCGGTGTTACTAAAGCACTTACTGCAGCATCTGTTATTGGCAGCACAAGAGGTGTGTGGACACGTAAAACACAATCTGCATTATCATTAGGTATCTTGCCTGTATTCCATTCTTAAGGAGTAAGTTATGGCACTAGTTAAAGGCGTTACTTCAAATGCTACTGTAACTGAGGCCAATATTTATTTCGAAAATAGATTAGATGTAGCAGCTTGGACTGATGCCCCTGATGTACAGAAAGAGCAATCATTATGCACTGCTACATTTATGTTGGATGAATTGGATTGGATTGGAGTAGCTACAAGTCCAAATCAGTTACTTGCACATCCTCGTAAAGATGGTGAATACTTTGATCCCAAATTAGGTATACTTGTTCCTTTAATTTCTACTGATGTTGATCAAAGAGTAGTTAAAGCTACTTATGAGTTAGCTTATCATTTATTAAATAATGATGGATTACTCGACAACACTGGTTTAATCAAAGACTTAGAACTTAGTGGCTTAAAGCTTAGCGTCATTAGACCTGCGGATAAAATTCCTATGGTTGTTAAGACACTTATCAAACCGTTACTCCGGAATAGCGGCAAGAGAACATGGTGGAGGGCTAATTAATGTCTTATAATTCATTAATTGGTAATGCACTAAATAAAGCTTTTAATGCAGCTAAAGATCTAGCTATTGAAGCAACTTTCACTAAAACAACCAATTCAGAGTTTGATTTTAGTACTGGTGAAGTTAATGAAACGACTATACCTTCGATAACGACAAAAATAATTATTACAAAGACGTCTAAAACTCCAGAAGCAAAAACGATGACTATTATGTTTAAAACAAAAGAAGTCGGACCGTTTTCAATGACTGACCATGTTTATATAGATGGTGATAAGTGGCATTTTGGAAATATGATTACATCTAATAACCATATTTCTGTTGTCGAATTATTTCATGAGGTATAATTATGGGTAAGTACGAAATATTAGAGAGAGACGTTTATTCAGTTTTTAATTCTACTGAGTGGAAAGCTGAAAACATAAAAACATTCCCGACAAATTTTGTAGTTATGAATACTACTAATGATGAATTTATTCGCGTATCAGTGATACCTAGTGGAAAACCTATAGATAGATATTCATTAGCAGGTATTCTAATAATTGATATATTTACTGCTGCAGGCTCTGGCACAAGACGTGCTATGATTATCGCAGATACTTTAGATAAATATCTTCTAGATAAATCTAAAACAACAAGTACAGGTAAAGTAACACAATTCGGTATTAGCAGTTTGGTTCATAATGGGCCTGACAAAGCATTGCCTGTGATACATAAGAGTACTTATACAATTGATTTCAACTTCTACGGAAGTCCTACTTAAATTTAAAGGAATTAAAATGGCACATATTGATACACTTGGCGCAGCTCGTTTCACTGACTTATCTGTCAGCTTAACATCACTTGGCGCTAAAACTTCTGATGTAGAAAACACTTTTGCAGCCTTTACAAGCGCTTCTACCGTAACATCTTATTTTGATGCTGCAGCTACAGGCGATGCTAACGAATTTATGCGTATTACGCACATTAAAGAATTCCCTGCAATTGGTCTTCCTGCTAACGTTGTTAAAGTTCCTGAATACGGTTCTAAAACATCTAAACAAATTCAAGGTCAAGCTGATTCTCCAACAATGGAAATCACACTTAACTATATCCCAGACTTATGGGCAGACAGCTATTTAGGTGGTACTGCTAGTGTTACCAACCCAACTGCAACTGCACCTAAAATTGGTGATGGTATTTTAAGATTGTTCAGATTCACTTTAATGGATGCTGAGCCTTCAAACCACAAAGCTGTTGCAAACGGTATTGGTTCTGTTAAAAACTCTTCTTATTACTTCTTAGGTAAATTTGAAGCATTAGAAGTAACACCAAGCTTGACAGATGCAATGACTGCAAAATTAACAATTACTGTTCAATCAGATATTAAAGGTGCTTGGACCGTAGGGCCTTAAGCATTATTTAAGGAGGGTATTTCGGTACCCTCCACTTTTCTATTAGGAACCTATATGGCTCAAGATAAACCATTCAGCTTAGAGTATGTCGTTGGCATCACTGTCAAACACATGCTTAAAAGTATTGATATTAGTATTAATAAAACATTCGAAAGAACGAAAGATGATTCGCTAACTCCAGATAAGAAAACTGAAGCTTTCGAAACACTCTCAATTTTACATCAAATGCGAGCACAACTAGATGAACGCAAAATTAATCAAGGTAAGTAACATGTCAGAAGCAAAAGGTATTAAAGCACTTGTTGGTCAACGTATGACTAAAACAGTTAAATTCTTAGGCAGTGATGTTAAGATTTCTAAACTATCTGTTTCAGAAGTTTTAGATATTCAAAACAAAGCCAAAGACGCTGAGAAAGATGAAAATGCAGGTTTAGAATTACTCAAATCAGTTGTTCGTTCAGCTGTCGATGGTGGTGCTGATCTTGATGATTCAGATTTCGATAGTTTCCCTATGGATGAATTATCAAAACTCTCTAATGAAATTATGAAATATTCAGGTCTAGGCCAAGGTCAAGACGCGGGAAAGTCATCTTAAGTGCAGAAGAGTTACCGATATTTGAATTAGCTTTTCATCTCAAAATGCCAGTGTATCAAATCTATGAAGAAATGACTTATGAGGAGATGCTAGGTTGGTTTAGTTATTTAGAACAAAGACCAATAGAGTGGCGAGCAGATGATAGAGCAGCTAAATTAATTCAAGTGCAAGGTGTTAAAGAAAAACCTTGGCAACTTTTTACTTCATTAGATGCTATTTACAATCCAAAATCTAATAAGAAAGACGGTGACTTTGATGCTAATAGCTTTAAACGTTCTGGATTCTTTCAAAAACTTGCAAGCGCCTCTGGTGGCGAAAATTTATTTGGAGGATAATTTGTCTGTAAAAATAAATATGAATTTCAAAAAAGAGTTAGTAAAGAAATTCGAAAACAACAAAGAAGCGGAGTTACATAAACTAATTGATGCTTTGAAAGATGCTACACCTGTAGATACAGGTAATGCCAGAGACGGATGGAAGATAGAAGACGGACGTATAGTTAATCATGTAGAATATATTGATGAACTAAATGCAGGTTCTAGCACACAAGCGCCATCTCATTTTATTGAGAGAACTTTGTTGTCCTTCTCAGAAGTAGACGCAAATGGTGTCATTGTAACATCAGCTAATTAAGACAACACACCCCTGAAGAATCTAATGATTCCTAAGGGGTTTTTTATAAGGAGTATAAAAGATGTCAGGCATTGTAATTGATGTCGAAGCAAGGGTCGACAAGGCCCAAAGAGATTTAGAGCATTTAAATAATTCTGTAAGCAGTATTAGTAAAAGTGTATCAAGTGTAACTTCAGGATTTTCTAAGTTAGCAGGTGCTTTATCAGTAGGTGGAACAATTGTTGCATTAACACAAATTGATTCTACTTTTACATCTATTGAAAATAATATAAGATTAGTCACAGGAGCTACTAAAGAGTTTGGTGCCGCATATATTGAAGTACAGAAAATTGCCAATGAGACACGTTCTACTTTTGAAAGTACTGCTCAGATTTTTGCTAAACTGGGTATTGCAAGTTCATCATTAAATGCTTCATCTGAATCAATTTCAAAAGCCGCTAAGTCATTGCAAATGGCCGGTATGGTTGCAGGAGGTTCTACTGAAGGATTTAAAGCTGCAATGATGCAATTGGGGCAAGCACTAGGTTCAGGTGTTTTACGCGGTGAAGAATTTAATTCTATAATGGAACAAGCTTTACCTGTTGCGCAAATGATTGCTGACTCTTTAAATATTTCAGTAGGCGCATTACGTGAAATGGCTAACCAAGGCCGCATAACTTCAGAAGTAGTGTTTAATGCTTTACTCACACAATCTACAGCAATTGAGAAAAAATTTAAATTAACTGGAGCAACTTTAGGCAGCGGGATTGATAAAGCAAGAGAATCTTTCTCAATATTATTTAATGAAATTTCAAAAAGTTTTGGTATATCTTCAGGACTGGGAAATCTATTCTTTAAAGCCGGTCAAAGCGCATCAGCCTTAGCTGATGATATTAAATTAATGTCATTAAATATGAATATATTTTGGAGAGAATGGTCTCCAAGATTATCTAATGCTTTTTATCCATTTATATTTGCTTTTAATAAAGCAATGGCCCTAGTAAAGACTATTTTAGCTGCGTCAGGTATTGAAAAATTTTTAATTAATATGTGGCATGAAATGGAATATGCTGCTGTTAATGTAATTAGAAGAGTTTTTACTAATTTAGAAAATACTGGTAAACTATTAAAAGCATTTGACAAGGGTAATTTATTTACAGGAACTATTGATTCACTAAAACTATTACCTAAAGTATTCGGAAGTATGTTAAATATGACAATTTCGGAATATGAAGACTGGGGAAATACTTTTATCAAGAAATCCAAAACTAAATTTTATGTAATGGGGCAGACATTTGCAAGTGGCGGCCAATACTTAATGGGAATGCTAGGCAATGCAATCGCTAGCTATGGATTAAACCTTAGTGGATTAATTCCCGGTTTTACATCTTTAAGAGATTTAATTGTAGATAGAACATTAAAACCTATAATAAAGATGTTTAAAACATTAGGTAATAATTTAGTATTCTCTGAATTTGATTTTATAACAAAACCACTTACGCTGCTTGGCACAGCATTACGTAAGCTACTAGGAGAAGACTTAGTAGAAATGGTAGTAGCTGTTTCCGAAAAGTTTGATACGTTTAATACTATTCTTGCAAAGATAGTTGCAGCTATATTTCCTCCATTGCGTGGATTATGGGCATTAATAGAGTTAATAGGTGATACTGGCAGCGTTATTAATATTTCATTAAATGCCAATTTATTTAATGCTAGTTACAATTTTGTTTCATCTAGACTAAAATTATTATATAGAACTATTAAAGATTTTACAACAAATACTGATTTGTTTAAAACATATGGCGAAAAAGTAACTTCAAAATTAAAAGAAAGTTTTAAAACGGATGGAATAAGCATATGGTATAAAAGTATTTTCGATGGTCTTAAGACTCAAATTGTCAGAGATTTAAAAGCTTTAAATACAGAGATAGAAAATATTTCCGGCAAATTAGGTTTTAAAATAAATATTTCTGCTTCATTAAAATCTGCTGCAGCTACTATACGTAATTTTTCCGAAACAGTAATAGGCTACTTCAGGCTGATATGGGATAAAGTTGTTGGTCATTCATATTGGACAGATACAATTTCAGAGATTAATAGTTCGTCAGAAAAACTATCAAGTGGACCTCTAGGGAAAATTATATCATTTGCTAAAAATGTTATTGCTACTTTCAAAGGTTTATATAGTTCTATAAAACAATTTATATCAGAATTAAAAACATCAACAGTAGTTATTGATGTTGATAAATACAAAAGTACTTTTGAAGATATAAAACAATTTTTACTTGAATTAAAAGAAAAAGCAATTGCATTTGGAGATACTATTGCTGATGTTTGGAATAAGCTTAAAGATCCTGACTATCTAAATAGTGAAGAATTTAAGACTAAAATAAAATCTGCATTTAGTGAAGTTAAACAATGGATAAGTGAAGCGCAAGCTAATATAAATATTGTAATTGAAAGCGAAGGGTTTAAGACGGTTGTTTCTGAAATAAAGTCTTTAGGTAGTGTGCTATCAGATACCATTGAAAAATCAGTAGGTAAAACCGCACCTCAATTTGCTGAAGCTTTTGTAGCAACATTTGCGGCTTTATTAGCTCAAAAATTCATGCCCGATGGACCAATCGGCTCATTCATTAAAAATACACTAGTATTATCTGCTGTACATGCATGGGCAAGTATTGAATCATTGTGGGAAAGTCTGCCTAGTGCGTCTATTGGTGTAAAGATAGGGCGCGTAATAGGAACAGCTATTGGCACTGCTATAGGTTATTTAATTACAGAATTACCTAGTATATTGAAACAAGTATTTGGATTCTTAGGCGGATTTGGACAAGGTCTTTTAGAAGGTTTATTTCCAATAGGTGGGTTTGTAAGTGGTATATTTACACTATTAGAGGGAATGGGTTTAAACACCGCTTTTGGGCTAATAGGTACATGGCTTTTTGGAAGTAAAGTGCTTTCACTGTTTGGCATGCTTGGCTTATTTACAGAAAAGATTGCTGCATTAAGTGCTCTGACTGCAGGTGTAGGCAGATTCTTTGCTGGAAATTTAGGGTCTTCGGCATCAACATGGGCAGCAAGTCCTTTAGCGTTTATCTCTAGAGAATTATTCGGCCCTGGTCGTAAAACAATGATGCTTGGAATGACTGCGCTTGCTCTTGATATGCTTGGAGCGTTTGATGTAGTGTTTAAAGATAGTCCCTTAACACATACTATATTTCAAATCATTACAGGCGGTTTTGCTATATACGGAAAAGAAGTATTTTCTTATATAACGAAAGGTGTCCTATTTCCGATGATAAATGAATTAGCTATTGCTATTGCACCATATAGTGTAAGATTAGCAACGCTGCTTTTCAGTTTGGTAATACCGCCATTAAATCCTGGTGCGCCATTCTTAGAAAAGATGTTTAGCAAATCATTAATATTTATTGAAGAATTAATGAGTAATCTTGGAATTCTTTTATTATTTATTAAAGATATTGCATTTGCATTTATTAAAGTTTTTGATTTTGCTAAATTTATGCGTGTAGGCGCAATTCTTGCTGTTACTACTGCGCTTGGGTATCTGATTGCTAATTTAAAAGAATTGAATAAACTGCCAGAAACAAAAGTTGATGTAGCTCAAGCAGATCTTCCAAAGAAAGATATGTATACGCAATTAGTTGCAAATATGCAGGAAAATAAAAATCTTTCTACAACTGTATTTGATCCTAATACTGCTACAGCATCTGCTGATACCACTATGACTGATGCGACATATTTTAGAAGTCGTTGGGATCAGATTAAAGACGGTTGGCAGTCTTTAAAAGATAAATGGAGTGAAGGTGTAGACAACTTTACAGAAAATGTAATTAGAAAAAATACACCAAGTTCCTTTGATCAATCTGAATTAGATTCTATGCTCATGGGGCCTAAGTTACCTAAAACAGGCCTTGACAGTACTATGGAGGCAATGAAAAAAATTTGGGGCGATCGTAAAGCTGAATTTGAAAAATTCGTAATAGCAGTACAGGCTGGTGATTTCAATAAACCTTCTGTACCCGAACAAACCTTTTTAAATAAAGAACTTACAGGTACAGGCGGATTTAAATACAACCTAGAGACTCAAAAAGCAATTAATCCTACAGCAGATGCAATGGCAGATGCAGGACAATCAATTGTCAAAGAATTGATACCATTAAATATTGTATTAGACAATTTAAGTGGTGCTGTCAAAGGGGATATATCATATTTTGATGCATTTACTGAATCTGTTACAGGGTTATGGAAAGGATTTAGACAGTTAAGACACGATATTGGTGCGCCATTTGTTGAATTAGCCAAAGCATTATCTACTTTTGGTAATACAGCTATGCTTGTAGGAATGTTATCAGCTATATTACTTATGATAAAAGCCGCTGTGCATTTTGCAAACAAACTTTCTGCCGCAGTGGGAGTCGAAGCAATAAATCTTCAAATTTTAAACTTTATAAAAAATGCATTATTGTTTAGAGCGGCAATTGTAGGTGTTGAAGGTATTATAATTGTGTGGTCAGTCGCTATCGGAATAGCTATAGCCGCTTTTAGTGACTTCTCTGATTACATGTCTTCGAGTATGACACAGCTTCAAGCAAAATTACAGCAATACACTCAAGAAATTGGAGATGCTGTTGTTGCAAGTGGTGTTTCATTTTCATTACTTTCCGCTATCGGATGGGATGTTGTATACAATCTACTAGCTGCTGTTGGAAGAGCTCTTTTATTTGTAACGATAAAATTTAGAAAAGTTATATGGGAAACTGTAAAATTAACTTATACTCTAGTTGAGGCAACAGCATTCGCGTTCTTTGATTTAATTAAAGCGCTTTTTACCATGGATTTTGCACCTTTCGTAGCAAGACTTAAAGCAACCGTTGATACTGTAAAAACATTATTTGCAACATTTGCAAGTACAAAAGCGTTCTTTGTTATTTCATTTGCATTTATAGGTTATGAGACATTTATAAACTATTATTCAAAAGCCGGAGAACAAGCTGGATATGGTTTTGTAGATGCATTTATTGAAGCTATATCAAATAAGACTACACAACTGTTGGCGTATTTAGGTGTAATGTTATTAAGTTTTCGTTCTATTATTAATGCGCAGTTTACTTCAATTTTAACATTGCCAGTATCGCTACTAGGTACAGCAATGGGCGGTATTACACGTATAGCAGCAAGTCTTGCAGGTGGTTTTGCAGGAGAGTATATCGCCAATGTAATGTTACATCGTCCAGAATTAGAAGGAATAGGCAACTTAATTGGTGCAATTATAGGTTGGAAGTTAGGAAAATCATTATCTACAGCAATTATTGAATCTGCAATGAGTCCTTTAAAGAAAGGATTTATCGGACTATTAATAGCTGGCATTACACTGGCTTTTGCTATATTTGAAGGATTTGTCAATACGTCTAAAAGCTGGTCAGAAAATCTTAGTGATGTGATTGTAAAACTTAAAGAAATTTTAGGTTTCAAATATGAGCCAATGGATATTACATCAGGGTTGTCTAAGCAACAAAAAGGCTTACTTGCAACTGCAGGTGTATCTATTAGCTATGATCTTTCTCAAGTAAATCGTGAGCTATTGACTCCAAAAGTAAGAGAAGGCTTAGACGGTGCAGTATCTAAATTTGCTGACAGTATTGACGATTTCCGTAAAACAAGTATTGAAGGTAGTCGTGACGAAATAGATAAAAGCATTGAAGATCTTCAAGCTCGAAATAGAGCTGTTGAAATATGGGCGCAAAGAGCTGTAGCTGAATCTAAGTTTGATATACAAAAAGGAATTCCTAAACTTAAAGAAAGTTTGAAAATTGGTGAATTAACTAATGAGCAGAAAGCTGTTTATGGGTTTAATTCTAAAGTTGCTAATCAAGAAATTGCATCTAAAATTGGAAGTAATAAATTACCTGAAGCAGACCTGTATCAAATTGATGTAAAGTTAAATGATACTAGTTTGACGATGGTATTAGATGATATTAATAAATCTTTTGAAAGAAATACATCGGCCATTACAGCTCCATTTGACGAATCTATTAGAAATGCATTAACAACATTAAATAAAGCAACACCAGCTTTAATAAGCAGTGTAAAAGAAGCTTTACCTTTTGCTAATCCTGAGATTAAAAGTCAAAAATATTTAGATGAAAATATCTATAAAAATTCAGAAGCTATAAAACCGCTTATAGCAGAGTTGAATAATTTAGTAATAGCTCGTAATAAATATATTTGGCAAATGGAAGACGCTGCTAAATCTCAGCAGAAATTTAATAAGACTATTTCAGATGCTAAAGCGATAGGTATTAAAATAGATTCAAATTCTTTTATAATGACAGATGAATTAGCAGGTAAGTTTAATTCATTAACTGCATCTATTAAAAGATTAGATCAACAAGCTCAAGAAACTGATAATACAGATGTAAGAGTAAATCTTAAAATTACAGCAGAATCTTTAAAGCAATACGGTCAAGCATTAGCAGATAAAAACGCAAGTGCTGATAAATCAATAAGAGAATCTATTAAAGGATATTCTGAAGAATTAGGTTTTCAATTACCTAAAGCTTTTGAAAATTTACCTAAAACTGATTTAGAAGGCCCTTTAGCTGCCGTAAGAGATACTAAATTTAAAGCTACAATAGGTAAAGTTGCATTACCAGAAATTCCTGAAAAGCCAGGGCTGATGAGTCAATTAGAAGGCACAGCGCAATATAAGAAACTACAGGATGAGTATAATAATATTCTTCAAATCAGAAAAGATATTGAAGAGGCGGGAAATACAACATCTTTAGATTTAGAAATTACTAAATATTCTGAGTTGCAAAAGTTAATGGAGAAAGCAAAAACCAATCCATTAACAGCTAAGTTGTTGACAGATGAAGCTCTTTTAAGTAATTCTATCAATAGAGTAACCTCAGAATACGCAGGATACACTAAAGAGAAAATTGACAGCATTGGTATAGAATTAGCTGATATAAATCTTCAAAAACAAATCTATAAAGATAATGGTGAGAAATTAGCTGAACTAAATAGCAGAGCTGAGAATTTAGTGTCTTCAATAAAATCAGTAGATTTAGTACCACTTAAAGAAAGTTTTGGCGTATTTATTAGTGAGATATCTGATAAGGAAATTCAATTAATTTCTCCAGAGCAAGCTGAAATATTAAGACAATCTGCTTTACATATTGCAAATCTTAAAGAGCAATTAACAGCTTTAGCTAAAACACCTAATTCTGCAGACAAGCAACGTGAGATATATCAACAAATTGTTGCAGAAGAAGATAGAGGCCGCAAAGTTGCTGTTGAATCTTCTTTAGCAAGAAAAGGTACTTTAACCAGTGGAAGGCTTTCAGCAGCTGCAGACTTAATGAATCGTAAGTATGTTAATCAAGATAGTCTAATGACTTTATTTGGTATGAATGCTGCGATTGAATCTTTGAAAGAAAAGATTTCATCTACAAAAGATCCTGAATTATTTGTACAATGGAAAAATGAATTAAATTCTGCTGAAAAGAATTTAGAAAGATTTAAATCTACTTTTGATGATATTACTTCTAAAACAAGCAATGTTAGAGATATATTCAAAACTGATATAACAGACAGAGATTTAGCTAAATTGCCTAATGGCATTGTTAGAGGTTTAATTGGTGCAGCTCAAAAATTCAAAATTGAACTAGAAGATGCGTTATCCCAGAGTGGTGATGAATTTAGTGACAAGGCTAAAAATCTATTTGGCAAATTAAAAGAAATTGAAAGAGCTGGAACATTTATTACATTTTTCAAAGATCTTGCAAATAGCGTAGAAGAGTCATTTACTGATGGTATTGATGCATCATTAGCTAAAATAAAAGCAGGATTGCCAGAATTAAATATTAGTGCATATAGACTCTCTGCAATGTCTGATCAAGGAAAAGGATTAGCAAGTGAAGCTTCTAATCTTTCAATGCTAAATCGTATTGCTGGTATGTCAGGACTTTCTGATGCACAAAAAGAAATTTTAAACAGATTTGATAAAACAAACTCTGCTGAAATTCTTAAAAAGCTTACAGATGATTTTCTAAGTAAAGGTTCTGATTTAAACAAAATGCTTCAAACCCCCTTAGAAAATAGCATTGACGCCACTAAGACATTAACAACTAGCCTAGATAATTTAGGCATTAAAGTTGATGAGCTGGCAGGATCTATGGCAACAAAGAGTTTAGAAGTGCCTGCTAAAGAAACACCAAGTGTATTATCGCCATATATGCCTGAAGCTAAACCTTCTACAGGCCCAAGAACTTCTTCATGGCTTGATAGTGCAATGGATAAGATTCATTCTACTATTAAATCTCCTGCAGCAAAACCTGTATTTGAAGCTAATGTAGAAAAATGGAGTGATTTGATTAATGATGCGATTAAGGAATTTCCTGGCGTAACCGCAGAAATGGTCAAAACAGTTGTACAACATGAATCTCAAGGGTACAATATACCTGCAAAAGTCAAGCCAGGCGTAATAGATACTTCTTTTGGATTAGGACAAATAAATAATGCTACTGCAAAATTCTTAGGTGTTGATAAAACTAATGAAGCAGACTCTTTAAGAGGCATAGCTAAATACTTGTATCTTAACCTTCAAATGTTTAAGAATATTCCTGATGCATTCAGAGCATATGCTGCTGGTCAGACCGGTGCTAAACTAGGAAGAGGTTACGATAAGCAAGAAGAGTTCATGGCAATCTATGAGGGCAGAGCTGGCATCAAAGCTGGCAAAGCTGTAGCAATGGAAGGACGTAAGCCTACTGAACCAAGTGAGCAAAAAGTTTCTAATGTTAGTTTATCTAAATTTCAAGCTACATCTGCACAAGCTGCGCAAGAAGCAACAATTAAATATACATCCGAAAAAGCCAGATTTGATGAAATTAGAAATAAATTTGGTGAAAATATTAGAGGAGCTTTAGTTGATTTTGGTGTTGTAGATAAGGAACTTGCTAATAAACTTGGAGAAGAATCAGTTCAATTTTTACTAGGTATTACTGAAGATATTAATACTAAAACAGATATGATTAATGCAGCCGCAAGTAAGGGGCAGCCTGTAGAAGGATTTTTAAGTTCATTGAATCAGCTTACAACTCTACGTACGTCTTATAATGAAGGTTTAAATGCTAATCAGCCTTCTAATCGCATGCTTAATTTTGTTGCATTTGAAAAAGGTGCAGGTAAAAATGTTGATGCAGTATTAGACAAATTTAGTGGACTAGGAAAAGATATTGTATCCAGTATGAATCCTGCTGAAAAAGCTACACTTAGAGCAATGTCTATATACCGTGAATCTTTGCAAGATAAACTTGATTCAGAGAAAAAGTCTGGTTTATCTACAGTAGATACTGCAAAGAAAATTACTGATTTAGATGAAAAGATGAAGGAAATGGGAGACTCTGTTACTGAAGCAGCTAATGCGGCTAAAGAAGCAGGTAAAACATTTGCAGATTCATTTACATCTACGTTTAAAGATGCATTTAAAGGTTTATTAAATCAACAAAAAGATGAAGATAAATCAGTGCTTGGAACTTTTGGCAGCAAATTAATGACTGGTATTAAAGATCAAGTTGTTGATATGTTTACAAATTCTTTTACTAATACAATAGGCCTTGGTAAAAATGGTCCATTGTCTAGAGCATTTAATAATGCAGGTAAAGGCATTTCATCTATGTTCAGCGGTATTGGATCTGGTATAAAAGATATCTTTACAGGTAATATGACATGGGACAAGTTTAGTGGCGGTATTAGTGGCTGGTGGGACGATCTTACTAAGAAAGATATTTCCAATATGTCTCCTGAAGAAATTCAGATGTCGGCTTCTAAAATCTTTGCTGATGCTGTTAATAAGTTTGCAGGGTTAAGTGGTGGCGCGGGAGGCAGTGGTGGCGGTAGTAATTTACCAAGTTCACTTCCCAATATTAAAGCTGATACTGGTAATTTCTTTACTAATATGTTTGAACCAGGTGGTATATTTGGTGATGACCTTCAATCAGGAACTCCTGGTGCTGATAATTTTGTTGGCCCTATTCAACCTGGCTCACAAGGTGGATCTGATTTTGTTGGACCGCTACAAGGCACAACAACAGGCGCTGACAGTTTCGGCTTTGGCATAGAGGAGTGGTTTAAGAATCTTGATTTTGGCTTTGCTGCAACTGGTGGTAAAATAAGCGGACCAGGTACTGGCACATCTGATTCTATTCCAACAATGCTATCTAATGGCGAATTTATTATTAATGCTAAAGACACTAAAGAAAATATAGCGTTGTTAGAAGCAATTAATAGCGGAAAAGTACTTAGAAGATCAGCAGGCGGTATCATTAGTGGTTTAGCGGGTGTCGCTGGAGCCGCAGGTAATTTAGCTGGTGCAGGTGGTAATAGCACACTTGGCGGAGCTATAGGTATTGCTGGTGCATTAGGAAATTTCTTAAATTTATTAAATGGCAATCCTAGTGATAAATTACTACAAGCCGCAATACACTTAGAGGCAGCTGCAACAGCATTGGAGACTGCTGTGAGTGCAGGAGGATTAGGCGGTGCGGTTGATAAAATGGCAGGCGTGTTTGATGCTAAGACTGCTAATTCACTTGGAGTGTCTAATGGTATAGATGCAAATGGTAATAATATCAATTATGCTCCAGGAACAATACCAGAAGGTATGACTAACTTATCTAGACAAACAGGAATGGATAGTGCTCAAACTTTTGCGTTACCTGATAGTGGGGGTGGTCCAACAGATATTACTCCATTAATAGGCTCAGGCACTATGAACGGTAGCCCTGCTCCATTAGCTGGAATGATAGGCGAACCTGGAAGCGGTGGCGGCATATTCGATTTCTTTAAAAATCTTGACTTTTCTAAAATGTTTGGAGCGTTTGGATTTGCAACTGGTGGTCAAGTCACAGGCGCAGGAACAGCTACTTCAGACTCTATTCCGGCTATGTTGTCTAATGGCGAATTTGTTGTAAATGCTGCAGCTACTAGAAAGAATTTACCTATGTTAATGGGTATTAATAATGGTGAAGTTGAACACCACTTCTTAGGTGCATTAGCGGGTGTTATGTCTATTGCAAGCTCAGGCATGAGTATTGGTCAACAAGCCGCATCTATGGCAGATGGTGGCGGAGGCGGTGGTGGCGGAGGCATTATGGATATGATAATGAAGCTACTTGGACCAATCTTTAAAATGATTGGACCGCTTGCTAAGATATTCCCTGCTATTGGTAATTTATTTGGTGGTGGCGGTGGATTTGATGGCATAGGTAATATATTTGGTGGTGGTTCTGGCGGTGGTGGCGGAGCACTCTCTGCAGACAGTCTAGGCTTTTCATCTTTAAGCATGGCTACAGGCGGTACTGTAACTGGCCCAGGAACTAGTACATCTGATTCAATCCCTGCTATGTTATCTACAGGTGAATTTGTAGTGCGTGCTTCAGCCGCGTCACAGCACCGTAATTTACTGCATCAAATTAATAATGGCCAAATACCAACATTTGCTACAGGTGGTCTTGTAAACGCATCGAGTTCTGTGATGGCGACGCCAACCACAAGGAGTGCTAAGCCAGTTGTCAGTATGTCTACAGGCAAAGGCAAAACACAACAAGTAATCAATTTAAATATAACTGGAGATATCTCTAGACAAACAAAATCTGAGATATATAAAATGATGCCATCTATTGCAGATGGTGTTAATTCACAAAATCGAGAAACAGGATATAAACGATAATGGCATACGGTATCTGGGACGGAACAAAGGTTATTGCTGCATTCACTAGTCCAATGACAGTAAGAAGCAATCATCCGATATTCTCATCAGATACCCTTTCGTTGAAAAGACTGACATATAGACGTACAGCTCAAAGATGGGAGATAGATACGAAGCTATCTCCCCTTCACACAACAGCAAACGAACTATTTGTTAATTTTGTAACGAAAGGGCATGGTGAGGTTGTTAAAGCACTGATGCCCCAAAATGTTGGGGCAAAAGCAAACTTAACAATGACAGCTACAATGACTGCAGAAGCAACTGCTGCAAGTGAATCTTCATTATGGGTTCAAGCCGTAACTTCAGGAAATGGTGGCAAACTATTACCTAAAGGTACATTTATACAATTTGCAACTGAATCACATACAAAAGTATATATGTTAACACAGGATACTATAACGTCAAGCTTAGAGCATTTTAAATTGCATGTGTATCCTCAGTTAAGAAAAGCTGTTGTTGATGGTCAAGGTATTAGATATAAAGATGATATTATTATTAATATGAAATATGATACGGACACTGTTATAGGTATGGTATACGAAGATGGTATACTTATGGATAATGGTTCCATTAAATTAATCGAGGCAGTATAATGATCCCTTTCTCTGAAAACATACAAAGAGCATTAAATAGTGATGCTATAGAATATTTCTCAATGGTACGAATAGAGCGTGCCTCTCATGAGACTGAAACAAAACCAATTAATATTTATGCTTCAACTAGTCATTACAATGACATACAATTAATAGACGGTAATGATCAAAACAATCCTAAATATTTATTTGTTGCTGACGGAACTCTGCTAGCTGCTGATCCTCCTCAAAATTCTTCTATTGTAGATAGAGAACAATATAAAATTGTATTTTCTGATCCTGAATTTACAAGAATAGCAGACTTGGAGAATAGTCTTGTCGGAAGAAAGATTGAATGTAGACTTGGGTTTATCGATCCATTAAATTCTAAACCTATGGTTGATATTAATGATACAATCATAACTTACAGAGGCCGCATTGATAGCGCCAATAGAACAATTAAAGCTGGGGGTTTAGGTGAAAGTTTGATTTCAATTACCGGGTCAAGTCCAATGTGCAACTTAGATATGAAGAAACCGTTCTTCATTACTCGTGAAAAAGTTAAAGAAATGGATGCAAAAGATACTTCCTGTGATCAAGTTTATGAAGGCTCTACCAATATAATTGTAAAGTGGGGTAGAAAATAATGGCAGCTATTACATCACTAGTATTGGCAGGTATATCACTTGTCTTATCTGTAGTTCAAATGATTCTAGCTAAGAAGCCGAAAGGCCCTGATATGTCCGGAGTAGAAGCCCGTAAAGGCTATGAAATGGTCGTTGAAGGAAAACCAGATAATTTAGCCTTAGTTTACGGCAGAGCAAAAGTAGGTGGTATTCGGGTATTCCATGAAACAAGTGGCACATTTGATTATGTAGAAAGTAATGCTGACAAATCTTTTGTGTCAGGAGTTCAATCTAATACTACAGGAAGTATTTTAGTAGGCAAGTATAATAATATCACTAAAAGCTATGAAGGTATTACTAAAAATTGGACAAACAAAACAAATACACAACTAGATGAAGATTTAACAGGTAAACGAAATGAATTTTTATTTTTTCAACAAGCGCTTTGCTTAGGAGAGATTAATGGTGTATATGATGTAATTATTGATGACTCTAAATATTTATCAGACCCTTCTTTAGGTACATTCGGTTCACCGCAGTATAGTAATAACTACGATAATAGTGATTCATCTGAGACTAAAAAATGGGATAACCCAAAATACCCTAGATCTGCGTATAGAATTGATGTACACCACTCTTCTGCTCAAAGAGAAATTGAACCAGATGTGCTTGTAGACGGTGGCTACGAAAAAGCTGATTCAATATTTGCAGCTAATTTTTCAGATAGAAAAGATGCAATATTTAAAGGCATGACTTATGCTTCGTGCGTATTCAGATTAGATAAAGATGATCCACAATTCAGTCAAGTTCCTAATTTACAGTTTTTAGTAGAAGGACGTAAGGTACGTGAAATAATTAAAACAGGGGATCAATATGCACTGTCTACACCTAAAGTGTATACTAACAATCCTGCGTACTGTTTATTGGATTATTTGACAGATAGTGTTGCAGGTGCTGGAATCGACATAGATGAAGAAATAGATCTTACAACTTTTTATCATGCAGCTCAAATTTGTAATACTCCTGTAAAAATGGATGCCGAAGCTGGTGGGCATATTTGGAAACCTATTGATGGATCTCGAAATGGTGATGACCGAAATATTGGTAAAAGAAATGTACCTCTATATGAGTGTAATATTTTAATTGATACAAATAAAGCAATTAGAGATAATGTAGAAGAAATTTTAGCAACAATGTCTGATGCTAGATTAATATGGGCAAGAGGAAAATATAGCTTACTTCTTGAATATGTAAATAATGCTACCGATGACCTCATACCCCCTGCAGATATTGAACTTCATACTTTAACAGATGATGATATTGTATTAGACCAGGATATTGAAATTGCATATCCATCTGCTAGTAATAGATATAATTATTGTACAATTAAATTTCACAACGAATCAAATGATTTTAAAGATGATGCCGTTAGTTGGCCACATAAAATCAATGATACTACTTTAAGAGGGTATGGAGGTATTAAATATCCTATTGCAGATTTTACATGGAAAGATGAAGGTGGTGCAAGGAAATTATTAAATAAATATGGCGTGTGGAATGGCACTCTTAATAATACCACATTAACTTATTATATTATAAGAAATTTTGTAGCAGGAGATGAAAATAAATCTCATTTTTATGACTTAGAATTTGCAGCTGATGACGCAGCTGTTATAACTATTTATGATGGTGCGACAAATAATATTATAGTAGGGCCAATAACTACGTCTTTTCAAGAAGGAACTTTTGTACAAAAAGTTAAAGATATTAATTTACCGCCTTTTAGAACTCAATTCGACCCCATTGCTTCAGAAGGTGGGGACGATGTATACACAATAATTCCTAATCACTATTATAAAGTCATAATAACTGCAGGTAATACTAAAGAAGAAAAGGGAGTTTCAGCAGCTCTTAAACAATCTGTTGGTACCGAAATATTATGGACTACGCGTGAGATTGCATATCAAGGTGTTCAACAGTTAGACTACACAAATACAACATATCTTCAAATGAAAGAAGAAGATAATGGTATAGCGTTAGAATTAGAAACATCTTATGCAGGTATTACAGATTATTATCATGCATTAGCAAAAGCTGAAGAGTTAGTTAAAACAAGTAGAACTGCATACACAATAAAATTTAAATACGTAGTAAGAGAAAAATACTTTGAACCTGGTGATTACTTCATTATAAATAGTGAAACATTAGGAATAATGTCAACATCAGCAAATGTGCCTATAGGTGAAAAGCATAATTATTTTAGAATAAATTCTGTAAAGATCTCAGAAGATAATACATGTGAAGTTAATGCTCAAAGGTTTCATTGGTCTCAGTTAGCATGGATGGATAAAGAAAATGAGTATTTACGTCCAATTAATAAGTACGCTACAGTTATTGCTGCTCCTACAGATGTACATTTAATAAAAGAAGCTTATAACGAAAATTCTTTAGGTGTTTTAAAATGGTCTGCTGCTGAAGAAGTTGATTTGATTAATTATGTTATTTATATCTATGAAGGAAGTGATATAGATAGTATTTCTCCTCCAGTGTTTAATGAAATAGGTCGTACAATAATCGGAGAGTTTGTTTTACCGCTATTAAATATTTCTAGCGCTATATTTGCTGTGCGCACGCAAACACGTACAGGCTTTTCGCCTTATGCTTACAGTAGCACAGTAGAAGCAGAAATGTTCGATAATGCAGTTTACACATATCCAGGATTTTCTATTTCTAATGTTAGTAATGTTATATCATGGACAGCATTTAGCGTATACAAAGATAGTATAAAGCTGGGCGATGTTGCTGCCGGTTCACACACAGCTTTGACACAAGAAGGCATCTTATATATTTATTATGATAATGGTATGCTTTTCTCGTATGACGTTAACGCGTTTAGAAATAAACGGCTAGTTGCAACGTATGAGCATGGGGTTGTAATAAAGCCTATTAAAGTACAAATATATCCGCCAACATCGCTAAAGGTTACGGGGAGTTCTGATACAACTTTTAACACAAAAGATGTTGAAATCAGTTGGGAGAATTTATCTGTACAGCCTGTAAAACCCTCTAAATATTTAGTACAAATTTTGAGTCTTGCAGATGACTTAAAGAAATCTTACACAATTTCCTTAACGAGTTTTAAACTAACTAAGGAAATGAATGTCGAAATTTTTGGGACAGCGACAAGATCTTTTAAAATTAAAATTTACGGAATTGATGCTGCAAACAATGCAACTACTGGTTATTTAAGTGCTACCTTATCTAATAACGAACCAAGTAGTCTAGATTTGACAATTACAAAAGGCATTACATCGTCTATTGTTCAATCTGAAATTGATTCAGATAAAGATATTATAAAATATGTATTTAAGCAATACACAAGTGCTAGTGCCATAGTAGCTGGGGAGGAGATAGAGTCTACTTCTAATTATGCTGTATTCAATACAGAAGCTAATACTAACTATTGGTATACAGTTACTGTGTATGATGATTATGGCGTAGGAACTGAGAGTGATAAGCTATTATCTAAATCTGGGGGTATAAATTCAGATTCTATATTTTTATATAAAAGATCTACAGCTACAACTATTAGTGTGCCTTCTACTACATTATCATACACATTTTCTACAAAAGCGTTAGCAGGTGCTTTAGATGGATGGTCTACATCCATTCCAACAGGTACTGATCAATTATATATGACAATGGCATCTGTTATTTCGATTTCAGATATAGATGATATATTGGCAACTGAATGGGCCACACCTGTTAAATATGAGACAGGTTTTGTAAGCTTTAGAAGCGCTATTGTACCTGCTTATCAACGATCTGTAGATGTTTTAACAAGCAACCCTGGAATTGTTACTTATGATTTTACAACGAATTCTATAACTACCGAGGCATTGGCTAACGGGTGGCAAAAGACTATTCCGTCAGGAAATGATCCATTATATATTACAACAGCTATTGCAAATAGTAAAGAAACTACAGATAGTATTGCTGCAAGCGAGTGGTCAACTCCGGTTGTGCTTTCAAAAGATGGTCAAAAAGGTCAAGGCAAGGTAAAAGGAATTAGTTTTTGTAGACATACTGCAGCTCCTAACCCACCAGCATCTACAGATGGTACTTTTTCAGCACCCAATGCAACTGGCGTAATTACTGTTGGCAGTCCTGCTGTAGCTGTTACGGGTGTAACATGGAGTGATGGCATTCCTCCTGGTGAGTCTCAATTATACATGACAACTAGGTTATTTACTAGCGATGCTGTTGGCCAAGGCGATTGGACTACTCCTGTAGCTATTTCAAAGACAGGGCCAGGTAGTAAGATACGCTATATATTTAGTTCTTCAACATCTGCTACAGCACCAGCTTTACCTTCTACAAATATTACAGCTGATACAACTGATTGGAAACTAACAGGAGCATCTGATTCGCGTTGGATGAGTGTTCAAGTTAATACACTTGATGCTACTAATACTATCGTTAGTTCATATGGTGCATGGTCTACTGCAGCTTTAATAAAGGGTGAAAAAGGTGATACTGGCTTAAGTGCAGTCCTGTCTAATCAGTATCAAGGCATTCCATGTAATGCGGCAGGTACTCCGTTAACAGGGGCGTTTAATACTGCTACTACAACAATGCGTGTATATAAAGGTAGTACTGAGATTACGTCTTTATGTACATTTAGCGTTACTAAAACTGATGTGACGTGTACTGAAGCGACTACAAGTAGAACACAAACAGTTACTGCGATAGCTGCAAATACAGGTAGTGTTAAAATCACTGCAACTGAGACTGCAACAAATCTAACCGTTGATGCTGTATTTTCATTAGCTAAACAATTACAGGGGCCACAAGGTGATTATGCCAACGGTACAGACGCTGTTTTGTATGAAGTTTCTGCAAACTCCCCTACAACAGTAAAAAGTTTAGCTGGAACATATTCACCAACTACTATTGTATTTTCGTCATTTAGGACTGTAGGCAATAGTGGTAAGTCTGCATATTCTGCATATTGGCGTGTTTATATAGATGGTGTAGAAACTGAAGTAGTGACTGATGCCCAAGCTACAGCAACAACTACACGAACTGTAACGGTATCAGGCGCCAGTACAGTAGCGGTAAAAGCCTATTGGCATCCATACAGGACAGATCCATATTTTCTTGATATGGATACAACTACAATAGTACCTGCAGGACCGAAAGGTGCTGATTCAACAGTTCAAGGGCCTAATGGTGCTGGTTCTTTAGTGGTGTATAAAGCTGGAACAATGGCAAGTTACCCTGCTAAACCAACAGGACTTTCTTATGCAGCGAGTACAACAGAATACACTACAGGATGGAAAATAGCGTCTGCAAATGTTACATTAGGTAGTGGAGAGATTTTATTTCAGTGTGATGGGAGTTATGTTGCAGGAGGTACAACAATAACGTGGACAGAAGTATATCCTAGTTTATTAAAAGTAGGTACATTAGATGCAATTACTGTAATAACTGGAAATTTAAAATCTGCAAGTACAGGTAGACGTCTTACTATTAATGATAGCAATGAACACGAATTTAGATGCCTAGATGCAAGTGGTAATCAAGTAGCTACAATGGGTGATGATGGTTCTACATCTGCGGAAGAGATTTTCAGAGCCGACTTAAGATATACACAAACTTATGGACAAGCTAATTCGGCATCTACCGCATTTAATGCTGAAATGCCTGGAAGTTTGACAGGACGCGGTGCTAATTATACATCAACAGGTTTCCAAGCAACGACTACAGACTCAGACGCAAATAATAATCCTCGATTATTTGGTGCTATAGGGCGTATGCGTGCAAATTCTGTAGGAACAGTTGATACCGGTTATGGTGCATTATTTCTATCATCTATAAAAGATGCCACTAAGATGAAACGTGCATATCTTGCAATGGAAGAATCTGGATTTGATTGTGGCGCTTATATTGATTATAGAATTCGCTATCCTATAATTGGCCAGTTTATGGCACGAACTGATGTGACATTATCTACGTCTACATCAGCAGGTTTATTTAGATATTTATCATATAGAGATAGGCCTCCAGGATCCTTTCCTGGGTGGGACGCGTATAACGAGGTAACATTAGCAGATGCAACTTACGCGGTAAATGCTACTGGCTCTATGAAGACAAATAGCAGTATGACTGCAGCAAGTTACGTTACTTCATCAGATGAAAGATTAAAAGATAACCTTGTACCTATTCCAAATGCATTAGATAAAATTAGTACATTAACAGGTTATACATTTACTTGGAACGATTTAAGCAAACGGCATGAAACTGCAATTAAAAATGATGTCGGTTTAATCGCACAACAAGTTAAAGAAGTGTTACCAGAAGCTGTATTTGAAGATGAAGAAAACTATTTACAATTAGACTATACTTCAATAATTCCGTTATTAGTGAATGCTATTAATGAATTAAAAGCTGAAGTAGACAACTTGAAAGGAAAACTATGAGTTATTTATTTGCACGATTAAAAGAGCCATCTACATGGTTTGGTATTATATCTTCTACTTTAGCATCATTAAGTGCTTTTAAAATAGTCGAACTATCACCAGAACAAATGGACGGTATATTAGCATTGTCTGTTGCTATATTAGGCGGTGGACATGTAACTTCAAAGGATCCTGAATAATATGGCGAAAAAACCTAGACGTACTCAAGAAAACATTATTGAACCTACTGGCGAAAAAGAGTTAGCTCTTTTAACTGATGCACAAAAACGATATTACAACTCTATTAAATCAAATATAATCACATTTGGTGTTGGAGTTGCTGGTACAGGTAAATCATATGTAGCATTATCATATGCTGCACAATTACTTCAGAACAAGCGAATATCAAAGATAATTGTGACTAGACCCGCAGTAGAAGCTGGTGAATCATTTGGATTCTTACCTGGGGAGTTAGAGGAAAAATATGCTCCCTACATTGATCCAATAAAAGATATATTGAATAAAAGACTAGGTCATTCGTTTACAGATTACTTATTTAAACGTAAAGTAATTGAAGCAAGGCCATTGGCATTTATCAGAGGTAGTACATTTGAAAATACATTTATATTATTAGATGAAGCTCAAAATTGTACTCCTGCTCAAATGAAAATGTTCTTAACGCGTATTGGAGAAAACACCAAAGTAGTTATCGATGGTGATATTCAACAGAAAGATATTAAGGGTGCGTCTGGATTAGCTGACGCTATTTCTAGATTGCATGGTGTTAATAAAGTGGGTATTGTTACGTTTGATGTCGAAGATATTGTACGTAGTGGTATCTGTAAAGAAATTGTAAAAGCTTATTTATAATAGGAGAATGGCCCTGACTTCGGTTGGGGCCTTTTTATATATGATTATACGAAAAATTAAAAATAAAGATGAATTACATGATTGTGTTAAAATCTATATGAAGTTTTCACAACCAGAATTAATAAGAGCAGATTATGATACATCTGTAAGATCAATGCGTCAAATAATTGGTGTTAGAGGTTTCCTCAGAGTTGCTGAAGTAGATGGTGTAATAAGAGCATGGCTGTTGGCTGACATAAGAAAGAATGAGTGTATTAAAGATCCTGTACTACAACAATGTTTCTTTGCTTCTGATTTAACAGGTACTCAAGCTGTCAAAGCTGTAATACTCCTTCATGAAGAATTAATTGAAGAAGCAAAGCGTAGAGAGATTAACTGTATTATTTCAAACGGAAGCAATGTAGACGAGAAAAACGTTTTCACACGGATTCTCGAAAAACAGGGCTGGAGTAGGATCGGATACGTAGCTACATGGCATTTGGACGAGCATCCCTGATGATGGTGATGCCAAAATTTTCCGCGACAAGAGGGGCAGTTTCTGCACGAATTTTGGTGGGCGTGAAATCTGGGCGTGTGTGGCGCGTGCGTGTCGGGGCATCACTGAGGGATCAGCGTGCCAGCCGCGTGCCGTGTACCCTAGTTTCTGGTGCCAGAACGGGCGGCTCTGAGCCAGTGCGTGCGAAAATTTTGACACTGAACCCGTTGAATTAACCCTTCAGACGTTCCCCCCCTCAATTAACCCCTAGGACGTAGTCCATTATCTGTTATTCTTTAGTATCAAAATCTTAAAGGGAATATGCGGAAATAATGGTATCTTATATGATAATCAATATCGATTATTATAACTAAGGAGAACACTATGAGAAAGGTAATCAAAGCAGCAGAAACTGATCTTAATGCCCATAAACATTATAAGAATGGATGGAATAGAAATAGGATCAGCAGTGAGAAACCTGCAATTCCGTTTAGCTTCTTTCTAGAAGCAGCTTTGAAAAAGGAGCCTAAGAAATGAGTATTAGAGGCGGAGCTGGTAACAAGCAAGCTTATCTTGGCTGGTTAGACTATCGCATTTCTTCTCTTATGATTAATAAGTCAGGCTATGCTGATTCAGAACTATACATTAAAAATCTGTCAGATGAAGAATTTGAAAAAGAAATGAAAGGTAAACCAAGACACGTTAGACGTGCCTCAATCGCTATTCGGAGAAGAAAATGCACTCGACTGTAATGTTTATTATCAATAGAACTTTAGATAGTTCTATACATTCGCAAATCCCTTGGGATTTTGACACCGTTGACGCTGAAGAGTATTTTAACTACTCTTCACTGCTAGAAGGAGCAGATGCACGAATTAAGATTGGTGCGAACGTCCAATACAGTTGGAACAGCGTTGAGTGGAGTGGCGATAAGATTGAAAGCCTTGCTTTAATCCTCGATTTAATCAACGAGGAAGATTATAAGCTCAGTGTCCTATGTGAAGGGCATTTATTCCAGTCAGGATTACTGGTACTTTAACAACAGGGATGTTCTTCGGAGCATCCCTTTTATTTGCGGAAAAAGGGGTATCTTATATGAAGTACAATAAGGTACCTCAATTAATTAACATTCCAAGAGGAAAATAAAATGATTTGCATATTTATTGCAGGATTAGAAGTAAAATTAAACCTAGTTGATTACTCTTCTTCGACAGGTGCTGTGTTTGAAGGCAGAAGAGGAAGCGCTAACATTTTAGTAGTAGTGCCACCAGAAGGAACTCGTTTTGGAGTCATTACTACTTCTGATAGAGAAGAGTCATCTTATTTGTTTAAAGAAACAAATGGATATGATTTAACTACAAATGAAGGATTATTTGTATTTTCTACTAATAATTTCCATTTCTATGGAAACCTTGACGCGTTCATGGCGCGGCTGGAGGCGTCCTAATAAAAGACCTGAGTAGGTCTTTAAACTGCTCAGACTGTCTACAAGTGCTGTACTTGTACTGATGATGGCAATAATGCCGAAACAGTTTAATTAATCCAAGAGGAAATTTACAATGAAAAAACTTAAAGCAATAAATAAATTAAATTCGTTCTGGGTAAGAGAGCGTCAAGATATTGGTGGTATTAAATACTTTAATTATGTGCATCCGGGAGCGGGAATTACGCTCTATTTGGTTGATGAACACACAGTAGGGTTGGTAATCTTAAGCTCAAAAGAAACATTTGAAATTCCTTTAATATTGGATAATATATGTGAGTATTATCATCTAGGTGAGTGGGATGAAGAAAGCTTTGATGAGTTATTAGAAGGAGAATCGCTATGAATCTATTTCTGATCTATGCTTTTTTATGGGCAGGTTTTGGACTTGCATGGGTGATGTATGAAATTACTCAGGCTGATATTCGTGCAACACGCGAATATAAAATGGCTAAGAAACGTAAAGCTCATGGCCTAAAAGTCGGTCAATACGACTATAAATAATTGCGGAAAAAGAGGTATCTTATATGAAGTACAATAAGGTACCTCACTTAACTAATATTCCAAGAGGAAAATAACATGTTACCATTAATTTTAGCTTTATCTAATCCAGTAAGCCTAGCAGCTTTAACAGTAGGCTCTATTGGCTATTACGCTTACAAAGGATTGAAAGAAAGAGAAGAAGTTAATAAAAACCTTGAATCTTTAATTGCATTAAAAGAAGAGAATGCAATGGCAAAGGAGTATGCAAAAGCATGGAAAGAAGCTTCATTTGAAGAGCAAATCGCAGCTCTTCAAAAGCAAAATAAAGCACTTCAAGAAGAGCTTAATCAACAAGATCGTATATTAAACACACTTTAACCAAGAGGGAAATTCAAATGAATAAAACAGAAATCTCAGCAAACATTGCAGCATTTGGTAGCGCTGCATTTATGGCAAAACGTGCTATTGTTTTAGGACAAGCCGTAAGTGTATCCTCAATAGGTGTAACTACAGCAACTGCTGTAGCACTATCACCAATGATAACTAGTATTGCTGTTGGATGCGCAGCATACTGGTTAGTAAAGAAAACATTGGAGAAACTCTAATGTTACCTTGGCTGGTGGTAACAGGTGTATTATTTGCTGCAGGAATGTATGCAGATAAGAAATTAGTAAAAACCAAATCGCTTCAGGAAGAAGTATTTGATATGGAAATCAAAAAATTAATAAAGGAGGCTGTAGACACTGATTCTTTAGATATCAGGGGATGGTTTTATCAAAACCCTAAAACTAAAGAGCAGATTGGTTCTTATATATTTGGAGCCAAACGTATTAAACCTAGCAACTTAGTAATGTTAGGCGAAAAGCGTATGGAGGGTGGACAGATTGTAATGAGTGTCATTGAGGTCGGCACTAAGATCAACCCTCAGAATAAAGTGGAGAGCACTCACTCTCCTTTCTATGTCACCCAAAAGAACTTTACTATTCTGCAAGAAATAGTAAGCCAAGTTAAAGGTCATAATACAACCCTTCTCTAGTGCTTACTAGAGTACTGCCTAGGAGATTCAATGAATGAACCAACGCAGTACTCAATTCTTGTATTGGCAAGTGTAGCTTTGTTAGGCTTGTCTCCGCAATCTGTTGTAATTGCAACTCTTATCTATTTAAATAGAAAAGGAGCTGCTAGATGCTCATACGAATAGTTGTATTAATTGTATTAGCAGAAGTTTTACGTAAGACACAAAGTGCAACTGCTCTCAAGGATCCCTTCGGGGATCCTTGGGGGTAGTTCCCTTATTTTTTTTTCTTTAGGACTAATATGCGAAATAGATTGAAGCAATCATTAACACGTAGAATGCAATTAGAAATTGCTCCTCAGAGTCCTCTTAAGTTTCTTAAAGAAATTGAATTAGAAAGTATACTAGATATAATAATATCTAATCTATATTTATACACACGCCCTAAAAGAGGTGCAGTAAATAAACAAATCTTGCTGGTAGAAGTGATAAGTATCATCGGACATTCAGTCCGAAGAGGAATGAAGAAAGACTCATCTGTTGCGGCTAAAACAGGCGCTTTCATTCTTTATTCATTTGAAGAACTTGGCATGCTCAAATCTATTCTTGGGTCAGCTGGAAATGGACATGCTACATATATTGTAGAAGTGCTAGATGATGCTGCAATACAAGCGCTATGGGAAACAGTAAGTCGTGAAGGTGCAAAAGGTAAATTGCCTTCACTAATACCATATGAACCTTACACTGAATTTAAACATCCCACAGGACAAGTATTAGTTAAGACAGGAAATAAAGATGTTCCCGGTATCCTAACACCTGATACGCATCCAATAGTATTTGATGCCATAAATAAAAGTTTATCTACAGGTTGGCAGATAAATAAAGAAGTTTACACAGTAGCTAAATGGGCATTAAATAATCATACTGATGCTTTCAGCGATATATGGGAACAACAGAATCCACAAGCTAAGGCCACTAAGCTTCGAGAAACAAAAGCTATTCTGTCAATAGCAGATAAATTTATGGACACCATATTTTATCATATGTATTATCTTGATTTCAGAGGTCGTAAGTATCCTACAACAGCATATCTACATGAACAGTCTAGTGATATAGCTAAAGGCTTATTAATGCGCCAAGATAAGAAAGCTATTTGAGAAGAAGGTTTCTTCTGGTTATGTGTGAAGATGGCGCTAAGACAGATAAGATAAATCTTAAAGATAGATATCAATGGGTATTAGACAATCAAGAGATTTTATTATCGTATGCAGAGAGTCCAAAAGTAAATCAAGGCTGGATGGCAGGAGATAAGCCGTGGCAATTCTTGTCAGCATGTATTGAATTGAAGAATTCATTAAAGCTTGGTCCAAGATATTTAGAGTATGAATCACATGTTGAATGTTTTATTGACGGCTCAACTAATGGCTCACAACATTTATCTGCTTTAACACGAGATGAAGTAACAGCACCATATGTTAATTTAGTTCCATTAGAGCTGCCTGGAGACTTATATGCATACGTTGCAGAACATGTATGGAATAAAATAGCACATGATATAGCACGGATGCCTGCAGATTTAATCTTACAATGTGAAGATTTTATAGATGGATTAATTAAACTAAAGAAAAAGATTACTGCTTCTGAGCCTAAATCAGATGTTAGAAATCAACTAGTAGCGCAAATAAAAGCCTACAAACAACAATGGTCAGATATTGGTTCTATTGCAGCACCAGTGTTCTGGAACAGAATTAAAGATTCTAAACAAAGACGTAAGATTGTTAAACGTAATACAATGACACTTCCGTTAATCCTAGCGGAAATAAAAGAATGTGAATTCGGTGGAACTCTATTCGCCATAGACAATACCGAGCCAAGCTACTGAATACTGTCGGGAGATATGGTTCAGATGAAGGTGTAACGACTATTATGTACCGGGGAAGTCCCTGGGAAGCGCATTCCACACTCTTAGAGATGTGATGATATAGTCTCATCTGCATAGTGATATGCAGCAGTAAATTTAGTTATTTCGGAGAAATATAATGTATTGGAAAGAATTTTATGAGTATAAAGATGGTGAATTAATTCGATTGTATAGTAACAATCAGCATAAACATGTAGGCTCAATTAACAGTTCTGGCTATAAGCAATTTGAGCACAAGCAAAAGACATATATGGTCCATAGAGTTATCTGGGAATGGCATAATGGTCCAATTCCAGATGGTATGACAATAGATCATATAGATATAAATCCTTTAAATAATAGAATCGAGAATTTAAGATTAGCTACGCAATCTCAAAATGCAATTAATACTAAAACACCTAAAAATAATACTACAGGTTATAAAGGAGTTTTAAGTACACCTAGTGGTAAATTTCAAGCAAGACTTGGTTATAGAGGAAAGAAATTATACCTCGGCTTATTTAAAACTGCCGAAGAAGCTGCAGAATGTGTAAGACAAAAATCATTAGAATTGTATGGCGAGTTTACAATCTAATTTATAACAAAACTAAACTAAATTTACGGGTAAGGATTAACGATTCTTGCTGAAGATAATGACGGGGGTAGTAGTTATGGGCTCGGTGAACAACAAATCTTAGATGCTAAGAAACATGGCATTGAGCTACTGCTCCACATGGAACATAAATGGGGTGCATGGCTAGGCCGGTTAGTATTTGAAGACTGTAAAGCATCATTAGAAAAGCCAATGCGTCTTTTAAATATATTTGAACATGCTGGAAGAAACTGTGAGAAGATTGAAGAATTCTTATCATGGAATGTTCCAGTAGTAAACTTTCCTGTAGTTCAAAACTACACAGAAGGTAAAGTTAAAAAGATTTATGTGCAATATGGGCCACCAATTGGACCACGTAAATCTACAGGTTATTATGAGAACACATTTCAATTAGCAATATGTTTCATTGAAGATGTAGTTCCTAGTAAAGGTAAGCAGTCTCAAGGAGCAGCACCTAATGTTATTCATAGTTTAGATGCAGCACACTTGGCGCTTACTACACATCGTTGTGATTTCACTATCACGACTATTCATGACAGCTATGGATGTTTATTTGCTGACATGCCAAATCTATATAGAATTGTACGAGAAACTTTCGTAGAGCTTTATAAAGAAAATCCATTGTATCCAATAATGGATGATATTGACGGAGATCTTACTTATCTTGAGATGGGTGATCTTGATATTAATTTAATTCTAGAAAGCGAATATGCTTTCGCATAGGAGTTTATATGACAGCGCCACAACAGTACACAATACATGAGTATGCAGAAAAAGTTGGAGTTACATCTAACACAGTTAGAAACAGAATTATGCGTAGTGAAGCAGATCCTGTCGGTATGATTAAAAACAAAAATGGAAGTGTTACTTATATTTATAGTGGCATTGACTTAAAAGCATGTATGCACAATTATAAAAAGAAAGATAGAGAACCAATCGAGATTACAAATCCAATGTGTAAGTTTCTCTCGGTCCCTCTTAATCCTGTGGGCAAATGGTATGGGTTTAATACATGCGCAATTTAATGATTGATAGAATATTATCTTCAAAATGGTATATAGATCTTGAAGATGCTGGTGAAGTAAATTTTACATTAGTCAGGCTAAGCAATGAAAGTCTTTTAGAGGTTTTCGAGAAAACTTTAATTTATTACTAGAGGTGAGATATGAGTAATGTAACAATGATTAAACAGCCTGAGAGAAAGACTCGTAATAAGATTTTGAAATTAGCTGAAAATTGTAAAGAAGATTATAGCGCATTAGAAGACCTTCTTAATGATAATTGGTTTTTAACCGATGTTGTATGTATTCCTGGTACACCTTCTTATCACCCTTCCGCTACTGTATTTATTTTATATAAGGATTAATCATGTCAGTCAAAGAGTACATTTCAGCTGTAACCGATGATAGAGCTGAACTCCGTAAGAAATTACTCACTGCCCAGTATTACATGGGGCATCCCCTTAAGCATATTGAATTTAATAGTGATTGGATAAAAATCAATGACTATGACATCAGCCTGGTTAATACTTACTTTACTATTTCAGATGGACATCTGTCTGAAGCAATGTGTTTAGATGCTGATGTAAATCATGTGTATGTTCATTGCGGAGATGAGTTTGAGATGATTACAGATGAATCTCTGTCGTATTCTGAAATGCTTGCTGGCGCTGACGCTGTTGGCGAACTTTTACCGCCTGAAATATTTGTATTTAAAATTGAACTCTACAAAGGAGAATAAGTATGATCATCGAAAAGAAAGCACCATCATTTCACAAAATTACTTCAATCTCTAAAGGGAACTCAGGTATCTCACGTACTTCTGCAGCATTGGCTAACGATGGCCTCATTAGTATGCTGTTAAATAATTTGAAAGCTGAATTGGAAGCTCCACGGAGACCTAAGAAATTCCTTATTTCTGATAAAGATTTATTTGTTATCAACAGATTCATCTCCGCAGAAATTTGGAAAATATTAGGAGACCATAGCCCATTTGCGCGTAACACAAGCTCTAATGATGTTGGTGTAGTATTCGGCTTAAGCTACAGCGTTTCAGGTGCATGTAAAACATCACAGTTTGTAATAAATATTGATAGCATGCCATATGATATCAATGTAAATGTTCGTGTAGCATTTCCTAATGGTAACTACACATCATGGTCATTAGCTAAGTTGGCACCAGCTACACATCTTGATTTTGTATCTCAATACTGGGATTAATTAGTTGTAAAGCCTGAGTAAGCTTTAAACTGCTCAAAATGAAAAGGAGCAAAGTATGTTAACATCAATAGGTTGTCTCGTAGCTGTAATGTATTTCGAGGCAAGAAACCAACCAGTTGATACTATGCTAGGCGTAGGTCAAGTATTAATTGAACACGCCCGTCCAGGTGAAGATTTATGTCATGTGATTCAAAGAGATCCAGGACTATTTACATGGGCACGACATGGTATGAAAACACCCCACCCTAAGCGTAAAGCCGACAGAGACGTGTTGGATAAGCAATATGAATTGGCGCGAAAAATGTTATTCAGAAATCTCAGAACGACCAAATTAACAGAAGGCTATAAGCATTTTAATAATGTGCCTTTAGGCAAGCGCTTTAGAACAAAAGTTAAAATGGTAAAAATTGGCGATTTATTATTTTTCTAGGAGACCATAATGGATAATATTCTGAGTACGATTAACTATGTTTTAAATTTAGAAATATGTGATTTTGAGGATTACGTATGCGACCAGTGGAATGATGATTCATTTACTCCACGAAATAAAAATATGCTTGATAGAGCACTGATTGATGATAATATCGATCATATGTACAAGACAGCTTACAAGGCAGCTGAAGAATACGCAGCACTCAATATGAAAGCTGAGCTGGGCGGTATGGCTATTTTGAATTACAATCAATTAAAGACAATGGAGCAATAATGTTAAAAGATATATGGAAGACAATGTTTTCACTTACAGTATTAATACCTTTATTTGTATTGATATACATTTTATACATACCTTTTCGATTGATTGGTATTGACTTAATAAAGATAGTTGAGGACAAAATTAATGATGTCTTACGGTGATATGGCTTTATGGGCTTCGCTATTTTTTGTAATGTATAAGAATGTACATTGGTATAAAGTAGCGAAAGATCAATTTGAACAAAATGCTGTACTTCAACAAAGAATTGCAGAGTTAGAAACTATTATAATTATTCATGGGATTAAAAATGAGAGTAAGCACTAGAGATGCAATGATTAGATTAGGCATCAATCAAATGCAATTAGGTATGGCTTTATATTCAGGAAGGCTTCCTAATCATGCCGCTGATGGCACATGGGATAAAGAAGCTATTGAGCCTTACCTAGCTAATTGGGAAAGACAATTGAAAACTGCAAAGCAGGAAATACGAAATGATTGAGTTATTTATATACCTAGCAAATGTAAGCGATAAATTAAGTGCATTCCTTGCTTTATTAGGGTGTATTGGAATAGTGGCGGGACCGCTAGGATGGATTATTGGCCATAGTGAAGAGAGTGATACATCTATACGTGTATTTAGAAATGTCGCGTTTGCAAGCTTTGCTATGTTATTTTTCAACTGTTTTATTCCTAACTCTCGCACGCTATACACGATAGCTGCAGCTCACTACGGCCAAGAAGCTGTACAGTCTGAAATGGCTGTCAAGGTTAAACACCTGCTTGACTTGAAACTTGATGCATTACTGAAAGAGGCTGAGACACAAAAATGAAATTACTCACAGAAGAGATTGCAGAATTGCTAACACTATTGAAACTGCTAAGAGCATTTATTGGCGCAGGCCAAGACGGTTATGATGAGACTGCTAAAACGATTGACCGATACATAGATATGTTTTCTAAATGGAGCAAACAATGATTACGTTCAAACAAAATTCACATGTCAGAGAATTCTTTGATGGCAAGAAAACACATCCTCACTGGAAACCATTGTGGCGCAAGCTTGAGCCTATTGTAAAAACTACACATGATGCCGCAGGATATGTACATGAGTTTGGCGGCAACATACATATCTTAGAAAGCTTCGGTGATTTCTTACAAATTAAGTTCATGGGATTAGATGATAGAGGTGTCTTCAAAGAAACTAATCTTGCGCTAGATCCTGGATCTTTTGATATAGCTCAAAGAATTCCAGATTCGGATTGGTTTGAAATTCATATTGTTACTAGTGATACTGGTGGTCATGTGTGGTTCATTCCTGAGAATCTTGCTCGTGTAAATGAGAATGTTCAAGAATCAGTAGATCTCTCTTAACCAATGTGGGTCTCTATAATCATTTAGAGACCCCGTTAAATTAACCCTAATTCAAAAATCAAAAGAGGAAATCGCAATGGCAAAGTTATACGATGTAGAAATTTACTTCGCAAAATTGGGCAAACCAAACGGTAAATTCAACCGTGACAACCCAACATGGGAAATCCAAATTCGGACTACGGATAAAGAGAAAAAGAAAGAATGGGAAGCTATTGGCTTGACAGTCAAAGCAATAGTTCCAGATGAAGGCGATACATTCTTCAGAGCTAACCTCAAAAAGAAGTCTATTAAGTCTGATGGGACTCCAAACGATCCTGTTAAATTGATCGATGGTAAATTAAGACCTATTGACCCTGATACTATTGGAAATGGATCCATTGGTAACATCCGTGTATTTGAATATGAATACAAAGATCCAGGTGGTGCAACAAAGAAAGGCTTTACCTTAATGACAGTGCAAATTACAAAGCATGTCGTATATACACCAAAACCACGTGAAGACGACTTTGGTGAAACAAGTTATGAAAGAGAATTCAGCGAAAATACTAACGAAGACGATGACGTATTTTAAGAGGCCTTTCATATGACACAAAGATATAGATATAGAATCTTCAATAAAGACAATCAATTTGTGGCTAATATTCGAGAAGAAGAATTAGGCGAAATGCGATATAATTTTAGAGATGGTTATCACATTAGAGCATATGAGCTTAATGGTGATATTTCTTTTATAAGAAATGCTGATGCTTTAGATGCATGGCATGCTCAAATAGAAAGAAACCATTGGATTAAAAAAGAACAGCGTAATATTGAATTTTATTACGATGGTAATCTAATTGGAAAATTTGATATTGACGAATATCTTAGTAAAAATGTAAGAGATACAACTGAATATAATTTAGAGAATGATCATTTAATTGCAGAGTTTATTGTTAATGATAAACTAATTCACACATTCTATAATGAAGAACAATTCGATAGGTTTCTAATGGACTATATTCAAAAAGATGATACAGCTGTAGATCCTGCGCATTATAAAGGATATGTAGAAGAATTACAATGGTTAGATACTATGAGTAGAATACCTACTCTTAGAGATCCAATCAAATTTGAAGCAGCTGTTGAACTTCAAATAAGAAAATACCTTGACCGTAATGGTCAGAAGGATGAGTCTCTTCAAGAACTCCAAAAAGCTTTATGGTACTTAAAGTACCTAATCGCCTATAAAAAGGCCGGCAGACCGATAAAGGTTGGAGAAGTGGACAGCATCCTATAACAAAATCGGCACCTCACTAACACTGGGGTGCCTTTTATTTGGAAATTATATATGAATTATGTATTCGATATTGAAACAGATGGTTTGTTAAAAGACGTTACACAAATGTGGATCATGGTTGTACATGATGTAAGTGCAAATAAACGAATGAGATTCTTACAAGGAGATATGCATTGGATACATTTATTTAACAACGCCCGACAAGTCATAGGGCATAATATAATTGGATATGACTTGGCAGTATTAAAGAAGCTGTTTAATTATGAATTACCTAAATCAGTAAAAGTAGTAGACACTCTGATATTGTCACAAGTGCTAGACTATAGAAGGTTTGGAAGCGATGGGCATGGCTTAAAGCGTTGGGGCGAATACCTTGAATTTCCTAAACAAGAATTTGAAGACTGGACTCACTACTCTGAGCAAATGGGCGAATACTGTGACAATGACGTTTCGTTAAACGTTAAAGTATTAGAGATTCTAAAGAAAGAGTTAATAGAGTTGTCTGAAAAAGCTCCTAAAGTTAAAGACTACATTAGAGTTGAGCATGCTGTAAGCAAATGGTGTGCTGAAGCTAATCTAGCAGGTTGGCCCTTTGATTTAGAAAAAGCTCAAATATTATATGATAAATTACAAGCTGAAATGGATAAAACATATAATGCGCTAAATTCTAAGCTTGGCCTTAAAGTAGTAGCTGTAGATAAGAAGCTTGGTATAGTTGAAGCCAAGAAGCCTAAATACAAGAAAGATGGGAGTTATGATGTACACACCGCAAGATGGTTTGATGTGGATCCTTGGAGTGGGTTTGATCCTGATGACAGGGTGGTTGATGGGGAGTATTGTCGTATCACTATTGAACCACTTAGTTTGGATTCCGTTACTGATGTAAAAGTATTTCTATACCGACACGGTTGGGTTCCAACAGATTGGAACTTTAAAGCTGATCCAATTACAGGAAAGAAAGAAAAGACGACACCAAAAATTACTGAAGACAGTTTAGAGTTCTTAGGTGGGGATGGTAAGCTTTATAAAGATTTCTTAACTGTTAAAGCTAGGTTTGGTATTCTAACGACATGGTTAAAGAACGTTGATGATGAAGGAAATCTACACGGTGATTGTATGACAATCGGTACACCAAGTATGCGTGCTAGACATTCAATTATTGTTAATGTGCCTTCAGGAGATTCTCCATGGGGCAAAGAAATGAGAGAGTTATTCTCATGTAAGCCTGGCTGGAAACTAGTCGGCTGTGATTCATCAGGTAATCAAGCACGTGGATTAGCACATTATTTAAATGATGAAACATTCATTGATACTTTACTCAATGGCGACATTCATCAATTTAATGCTGACATCTTAACAGATATTCTAAAGAAAGACCTTAAGATGAATCATGTAGTTCCAAGAGCAAATGCTAAAAGAATCCTATATGCGTTCTTGTTCGGTGCCAGTGGCGGTAAACTTTGGTCATATATCTTCGGCTCACAAGATGATGCTAAAGGTAAAAAGCTTAAGAGCGGCTTTATTAAAGCTGTTCCAGGATTTAAAGACTTAAGTGAGAAATTGGAGAGAATATATGGAAACACAAAGAAAAAGGGAGATGGCTATATCCCTAGCTTGGCTGGCACTCGTGTGTATGTGGATAGCTTTCATAAGTTACTTGTCTATTTACTACAATCAGCAGAAAAGATCACATGTGGAGCAGCCTGCATGCTTACAATGGAGCGACTCGCTCTTGAGGGTATCCCCTATCAACCATTGATTATGATGCACGATGAGATTGACTTTATGGTACCTGAAGAATATGCAGAGCGTGCTGCTGAAATAGGCAAACAAGCATTTGCAGATGGCCCTAAACTATTTGGTGTGGAGATTATGGATGGTAGTGGAAAAATTGGAAGGGATTGGTACGAGATCCATTAATGTTCTTTCTGAAGCTGAATTAGCGTCTCTAAGAGAATATTGTAGAAAACCTGGGTACAGACGTATGCCAAAAGGGAATGGAACATTTATCTTTTACAAAGACATTCCTAAAGATATTAATGAAAAACTGACAGCACAAGCTAGATTTAATACAGGTAAGAATTTGAAAGATATCATATCATTTGTAAGGCTTAATACAAGCGTACATGATATCGAGTTTAGAATACACGCTGATCAAGATATCTTTGGTCAAAAGCCTACTGTAGCTGGTTTATTCTATTTAGACTCTAGTAATACAACTGGTACAGCTTTCTTCAAACACCCTGTGTATGGCAAAAGGGCTATTAAAGAAGAACATTATATATTTACAGAAGATGATAATCAATGGGAAATTTATGATATGGTTTATTCAGAAAGTAATTCAATGATTACTTATGATGCACAGTTGTATCATGCGCGACAGCCGTGGGTATCTCAAGGTAAAGATCAAAAAGATGGTAGAATCGTACTTGTTAAATTTATGAGGGAATGCAATGAATAAAGAACAATATTTACTTATATGTTTAATGGAAGAACTCTCAGAAGCAGCACAGGAAGCTTCAAAATGCTTAAGATTTACTCTTGATCACAAATATGAATTATATGATAAAACAAACAAAGAAAAGCTTAAGTCAGAGTTATCTGATGTACAAGCAATTTTAATACTATTATCATCCGAATGTAATATTAGATTGAATTGTGAAAGAGTGCCTGACATTAGAGATAAGATAGATAGAACACTTTTAAGAATGCAACTTTCTCAAGAGATGGGAGTTTTAGATGCTGATAGCCTTGATTGATGGTGATATTTTAGCACACAACTGCTGTTACAATCGGTCTGATGGTGTTACATATATGGACGATGATGGTAATGTAATACCTCAAGAATTTACTCAAGCACAAGACACTGAATATCGTAAAAATATCTGGATGAATTTTCAGAGAATGCTAGATGTTATTATGGAAGAAACTTTTGCTAGTGATTATTGTATGGCTGTAAAAGGCGAAGGTAATTATAGAGATGAGATTTTCTCTGAATATAAGAAACATCGTGCAAACGGTCAGCCTAATTTATTTGTACCGTTTGTTAGACAAATGGCAGTAGATGAAGGATTAGCAATAGCCGCTGATGGAAGAGAAGCCGATGATCTACTACGAATCTGGGCAAATGAATGTAAGGCACACAATATAGACTATGTTATATGTTCTATTGACAAAGATCTATTGATGATACCTGGTAAGCATTATAATATTAGAAGTAAAGAAACAATAGAAGTATCAGAACTTGATGCCAAAAGAAACTTCTATGAGCAAGTACTTAAAGGTGATGCTACTGATAATATACCAGGCATCTGGAAAATGGGGCCAGTAAAAGCTAAAAAAGCTTTAGCACATTGTACGACAGATGAAGAATTTCAAACAGCAGTAGTTGAGGAATATATCAAAGCCAATGGAGATGAATGGGCAGAATATTTATTAGCTAATGCTAAATTAATTAATATACAGAATACTTATGATGACTATTTCTGTTTTGATAATTGGCCAATAGCGCAGGAGATTAGAGATGGATGATGGCAGCCTTTACTGGTAAAATAGATCACGTAATTACTAACACGGATGTTAGTAAATTTGATAATGGACATTGGTGTTTTCATAGACAAATGAACGAGGGAAATAAAAAATATGTGGGATTCATCTATGTTATATATGATACGATCTTGGATAGATTCTATCTCGGCAAAAAGAACTACAGATCATATGGTAAAGCTACTTATGGGCAGGAATCTGATTGGCGTAGATACAAGAGTAGCTCTAACTGTCTTGCGTCTCACTTCGTAAGCAGACCAAAGAAAGAGTTTAAGTTTATCGTCATTGAAGAATATACTACAAAGGGCAGCTTAGCGTGGGCAGAAACATGGTCATTATGTCATGTTGAAACTCCAGTGTCATTAAAATGGTATAACAAACAAATTGAGAAAGTCTCATGGGATGTTAAAGAAAATGTCTCTGCAGACCACAGAGAGCGATTATACACAATCGTACATGCAAATCAAGATTCATTAACCAATTGGTATAAAGATGGGTAAAGTAATAGTTCATAATCAACCGTGTTTAAGTTGTAAGTCATCTGACGCAATGCAAATATATGAAGATTATACATCATATTGCTTCAGTTGCCAGACAAGATTTCCATCCAATATTGACTACAAAGATCGGGAGTTTAATCAAGTGGAAAAGAAAAAAGTATACACGTTAGATATTGAGAAACTAAGAACAACTGGCATTAAAGAACGAAAGATTTCAAAAGAAGTTTCAGAGTTCTTTGGGGTTAAATTTGCTTTCAATGAAGATGGTGAAGTGTCAACGCACTACTATCCTTATGGGGAAGGTATCTATAAAGTAAGACAACTGCCTAAATCATTCTCGTGTATAGGCAAGCCTACAACTTTGTTTGGCATGGATAAATTTACAAGCGGTGGTAAAAGACTGATTGTAACAGAAGGCGAACTAGATGCAATGGCTGTAGCTCAAGCGTCTCTTGATAAATACGGAAAGATATATCCTGTAGTATCAATACCTTCTGCATCAAATGTAAAAACTTTGCTTACACACAGAGATTGGATCAGAGGCTTTGATACAGTTGTATTATGCCTTGACAATGATGAAGCAGGTGAGAAAGCTAAAGCTGATGCTATTAAGTATGTAGGTGCAGACAAAGTTCGATTAGCTAAATTGCCTGTAAAAGATCCTAGCCAAATGTTACTTGAGAAAGGCGGACAACAGCTATTAGTAGCTATTTGGGAAGCATCTAAATATACGCCTGTCGGTATCTTAGGACGTGATGAATTATGGGAAGCCTTAAAAGCATATAATGATATTGAGTCTATACCATATCCTCCATGCTTAGATGCATTAAATACTAAAACCAAAGGCATGCGTGAGAACGAGATTGTATTGTTTACGTCAGGCACCGGCTCAGGTAAGTCAACTATATTGAGAGAAATTGTATGGCATATTATAGATACCACTAAAGAGATGGTAGGTATAGTAGCGCTTGAAGAGGCACCTGCAGAAACAACACGTAAGCTTGCTGGTATTCCTTTAAATGTAAATCCATCTTTCCGAGAATTAACAGAAAGTGAGTTGGAAGCAGGCTTTAGAGCTGTATTCGGTGATGATAGAATCATGGTTCTTGATCATCAAGGCTCAATGGAAGATTCTACATTATTTGAAAAACTAGAATATATGGCGTTGTCTGGGTGTAAGTATTTATTCATTGATCATATTACTATTTTAGTTTCGGAAGGTGTTGATGGCTTAACTGGTAACGAAGCTATTGACAAAACAATGAATGACTTATTACGACTATGTAAGAGGTATCCTGTTTGGATTGGGCTAGTATCACATTTAAGAAAGACACCTACAGGTAAAACGTCATTTGAAGAAGGTCAACTGCCTTCGTTAGATGATATTAAAGGCTCAGGCTCGATTAAACAAATCTCGAATGATATTATAGCATTTGCTCGTGATATGTCAAACGATGATGATAGAATTAGGAATCACATTAAGATGAGAGTATTAAAAAGTAGGTTTACAGGTCTAACTGGTAATGTGCCAGGTGTTGACTATGACTATCCAACAGGTAGATTAGAAGCATCGATCTTTATGCAACCAGACGACTTTGTGGAGATTTAAATGGCACAGATACTCGAAGAAAGAGAGTGTTACGGTACTGATTACCCAGCATTGATTAATTTTGCTGAAGAACAAACATCTATTCTATGGACTGCTGATGAAGTAGAGGTGGAGAAAGATATACATGAATTACGAACAAATTGCACAGAAGCTGAGTATCATGGCATTGTTAGTGTACTCTTACTGTTTGTACATTACGAAGTTAATGTTGGAAATAACTATTGGCGTGATTATATATGCAAGCATTTTCCACGCCCAGACGTTCAAAGGATGGCTTCAGTATTTGCAATGTTTGAACTAAACATTCATGCACCATTCTACAACAAGATTAATGAGCTATTAGGATTAGATAATCCTGAATTCTATCTAGCGTATTTAGATGATCCTATTCTTAAAGATAGAATGGAATGGTTAGAAAAGGTAGCTACACAATCAGAAACAACCTATGATAAATTAAAATCAGTAGGCGTATTCAGCATGATTGAAGGTGCTATTCTTTACTCTAGTTTTGCCTTCCTTAAACATTTTAACAACAATGGAAAGAACAAGTTTCAAAACATCAATGCTGGAATTAATTTTTCGGCAATCGACGAGAACATTCATAGTCAAGCTGGTGCTTATTTGTTTAACACTCTATATCATGAAGCAATAGAAGCTGAAGAATACTTAGCACATGAGAAGCTAGCTAATGAATTAGAGATTACTGCATGGATCTTGTTTGAACATGAGAAACAGATTATCAAGAAAATCTTTGACAAAGGAGATATTCCTGGTATTAATGCTTTGATGTTAGAGAATTTTGTACAATCTAGATTAGATATATGTTTAGAAAGACTAGGCTATCCAGCTATCTTTGAACCTAAATATAATCCAATTGCTGATTGGTTCTATTTGGATATTGAATCAAGTACACTGCATGACACATTCATTGCACAAGGTAATGATTACCGTAGAGACTGGGCAGAAGCCAAATTTACATGGACACCGAAGAATGTATAGAGAATTAAGTTTAGAGCGTAAACGATTACAAGCAGAGGGGAAATTACCTGATTGGATTATTACTAACAGTTGGCAATTATTAAAAGAGAAGTACATCTCTCCAGAGTATCCAGATCTTTTATCTATTTACAAAAGGATCTCTAAGCATGCCGCATCATATACACCTGATCCTATTTATTGGGAGAAAAAGTTCTTTGATATTATGTGGCAGGGCTGGCTGATTCCTAGTACTCCAGTAATGGCAAATATGGGAACAGGGTTTGGATGCCCTGTAAGTTGTTCAGGCGGTGCAGTAGAAGATAATGTTTATGATTTCTATGAAAAGCAAAAAGAAGTCGCAGTGCTTAGTCAACAAGGCTACGGAACATCTAACTACATGGGGAATATTCGTTCTCGTGGTAGTGCAATTAGTGGTGTCGCTGGGAGTGCTAGTGGCGTGTTACCAGTCTTTAAGGGATTTGTAAAAGTAGCGCAAGATATTTCTCAAGGTTCACAGAGACGTGGTGCATGGGCAGGCTATTTAGAAATTGATCATGCTGACTTCGATGAGCTAGTGACACACATCATGAAGTATCCTGATGATGCTAATGTAGGTTGGATTGTAAGTGATGCATTTATAGCACGCATGAATGCAGGCGATTCTGATGCAATTAGACGCTACCAACGTGCAATGAAGCTTAGACTGTTAGGGAAAGGATATTTCTTCTTTGTTGATAAAGTAAACCGCGCTAATCCTCCCATGTATCAGTCTATGGGATTGGAAGTTAAAGCATCTAACTTGTGTACAGAAATTGCATTATTCAGTGGTGAATACAAAGAAGAAGAATATACATTTGCGTGTGTACTCTCTTCAATGAACGCACTGTATTATGACCAATGGAAAGATACGGATGCTGTCTTTATTGCTACTGTATTCTTAGACTGTGTCAATCAAGACCAAATTGAAATTGGTAAGAAAAAGAAAGGAATGGAGCGTATTGTTAGATTTGCTGAGAAGTCGAGAGCCTTAGGTTTAGGTATGTTAGGCTTCCATAGTTATCTACAAGAAAAGATGTTACCATTCGATTCATTTGAAGCTCATAATCTTAGTCAGTCCATGTTCTATCATTTGCGTGAAAGAGCTAGAGATGCATCTAAATGGATGGCACGCGAATGGGGCGAACCCGATTGGTGTCGTGGTCATGGAATGCGTAACACACATTTAATAGCTATTGCACCTAACTTGTCATCAGCGCTATTTGCTGGTGGTATGTCACAAGGTATTGAACCAATCTATAAAAATGCGTTTGTACAAAACACTGCTGGCGGTAAAATGTTTAGATCACCACCAAAGCTTAGAGAGATTATCAAGTCTCATGGTGAAGATGTAACAGCTGCAATGAAGCGTATTGTAGATGATAATGGTTCAGTTCAGAATGAAGATTATCTAACTGATGAAGAAAAAGCTGTGTTTAAAACAGCATTTGAAATTTCACCTGAAGCAATTATTAGGTTGGCATCTGCTCGTCAAAGATATATTGATCAGGCTCAATCTATTAACCTTTTCTTTAGCGCTGATGAAAGTGAAGCTTATATTTCTAAGATTCATCAAATGGCATTTGAAGATGAAGGTATTAAGTCACTTTACTATATTAGGACTACTAATGGAATCAAATCAAACGCAGCAGGAGAATGTGTTGCCTGTCATGCTTAGCCCTAGTCACTTTGTATTATCAGGTAACAGTCAACAGCGTAGGAAACAATTACGAGCATTGTATCGTAAATATAAGTATGTTGAAGCATATAAATGGGGCCTTAGTGGTTACCGTATGAATGAATATTTAGCGTGGAATTAATTATAGGGGAACTTCGGTTCCCCTTTTTATCGGAGGTTTTATGAACAGTGATGAAATTTACGACTTAATAGAAGCTATTAAAGAACAGCCTTCTAAGAATGAAAAGATTAAGATGTTGGCGTATGGTTTTGAAGACGAAAACTTTGAAGACGTAGTATGGCACACATACAACCCATTTATAATGTATGGCATTAAAAATATTACCTTTCCATTAGATAGTAATGGTTATCTCTTTGATAATAGTACATTTAACTTATTAGATGACTTAGCAAAGAGAAGGCTAACTGGCCATGCTGCGCGAGATGCTGTATTAGAGCACATGAGCACACTGTCTATAAAGTCTAAACTGCTGTTTAAGATGATACTTAATAAAAGCCTTGAAGCAGGTTTTGATGCTAAGTCTATTAATAAGGCTAGAGACTATGAATTTATTCCTGTCAAGAAGTATATGAGATTCAGCTTACCTAAGAATATTAAAATGGAGAACTTTAAATTCCCTGCGTATTCACAGGAAAAGATGGATGGGCTGTTTGTAAATATCACTAAGAGCGCTGGTGATATAACAATGCTATCTCGTAGCTATCAGCCAATGCCTATTGAAGCTTACAGTGATTTAATCAACGAATTAAACCCTCACATGAAAGGAGGATTTCAATATCATGGTGAGTTATTGGTAGAAGTAAATGGAGAGTTTCTAGAGCGTAAGACTAGCAATGGTATTATCAGACGCGTAAATTTAGGCGGCAGCTTTAAGCCTGAAGAACATCCTGTATTTGTTGTATGGGATAGAGTAAGTTTGCCAGAACTCTGTAATGGCGGCACAATTCCGTATTGGGAGCGGTTAAGTAATTTGCACCATGACATGCTAAACATGGATGATATTCAGCTTGGAACAAATCTTAAATGGACACGTATCATTGATACACGTACTGTACAGAACCTCGAAGAAGCCGAAGAGCACTTCATAGAGCTTGTAAAGAAAGGTTGTGAAGGTACTATGCTGAAAGCTGTAAACCTTATATGGAAAGATGGCACTACAACTAGTGGTGTAAAATTTAAGAAAGAGTTTGAGTGTGAGTTAAGAGTAATTGAGTTCTTGGAAGGAACAGGTGCCAATAAAGATACATTTGGCTCACTATTGTGTGTAACAGAAGATGGTGAATTATCAGTAGGTGTAGGTAATCTTACAGATGCCTTGACACAAGAAATTTGGAATGACAGAGGGGATTGGTTATATGCAATTATAGGCGTAACGTATTCAGAAGTAATCTGTGATGAGAAAGGTAATTACTCTCTATTCGAACCTAAGTTTATTGAAAGACGGTACGATAAAGATGAGGCAGATACCTTAGAACATTTGTTAAACATTCAGGAGGGTAAGTATGACCTTTAAAGAAATTAGTGATATCGTAGTGCAGATTTCTTACGATATAATAATAGTATCTACAGCAGTATTTATAGTGTATGCACTAATAGTTGTAGCTAAAGTAATATGGCAAGAGAATGATTAGTCCAATAGATCTTTATAAGGGCCATTTGACTATACTAGTAATAGAGAAGAAACAGTCTATTAGATTGTTAGAACTAGAACTAGATAATGCAAGAAGACAACTACGTAACTTAACTAGAATTCAAGAGGAAATTGAAAATGAAAATCAAAGTGAACAATTATTACATAACTAGAGCTGGAAAGATTGCACAAGTGGTAGATCAAGATGGGGAATTTGCTAACTACATATTTACTGTAAAGTCTGCTGAAGAACGCTATACAACAACCAGAGAAGGGTATCGCTATAATAAATCAGAGCCAGATTCGAGTGACTTAGTTAAAAAGCTTAGATTCAGAGCTGGCGAATCCTATTACACAAATGGAAATACATCTGTAACGTTATCTGAGAAAGAAGATCAATGTGGACGTTATGTCTATGAAGGTAGCAATGGATTCTCGTATACTGCTGAAGGTAAAGTATATTTAGCTGAAGACTGTATTGATGACCTGATTAAGCCGTTAAAGTTTAAAGAACAAAAGAAGTATTTGACTCGTAATGGAAACATTGCCACAGTACTTAGTTCCAATCCTTGCGGTGGCTTCTATCAATATGAAATCGAGATATTCAATGCTCCGAATTTTAAATCTAAGTTCTCTATAGGTGCAAATGGGAGACTATACCGTGATTCAACATCTGACGAAGATATTGTAAGTAAGTTTAAACCAGTTGAGGGACAGCTTTATGTAGATAATCACGAAGATGTGTATCGTTATGAAAATGAAATAATGACACAATTAACAGGCTCAGACAGAGGGTCTCAGTACCCTCTTTATTTTATAAATATAGTTAGAATATTTGATTATGTTACATTATCGCCAATGCGTCATTATGAAAATGAAGTTGGAGAGCAATTTCAGATAGTGTATATGAATGGAGACTTAGCCATAGGCCTTATGAAAGATGGCTTTACTGTAGTTGCATTTAATTCTAAAGGCCAAGGCCCTAGAAATTTATTGAAAGAGGCGATATAATGGATTTTTATAAAAATTATGGTGAAGAAGTAGATTGGGGTAAACCAAATCCTGATATGTTTTTAGAAGCTGACGATGAGGATTGGATTGACGATGATGAAGAAGAACTCGATGACGAATGGGATGAGGAAGACACATGACAAGTTCATATGTATCAGTTTCTAATTTACTAACGCATGAACTTGCGCATTTCAAAGTGCCATACGATGTATACGTGTACATTAAACAATTAGAACATGTGGTTGAAGCTAAGTTGAAAGACATTTATTGGAGAGATGAGACATGA